GCCGATACCGCAATGCCGACCCAATCGGCACCCCAAGTATCCCCGACCCAACCGAGCAGCTACGCGGCTCCGGCCCAGACGGCAGCGCAGGCACCGGCGGTTTCAACGACTTCCCAATGGGTGGCGCCTTATCAGCAGGCAACGGCCCCAGCCCCGCAAATGCAGGCCCAGATGGGGACGGCCCAAGCGCCGGTCTCAACCCCTACTCAGTACAGCCCCCAGCAGTACCAGGCTCCCCAACAAGCGGAGAACCCTTACAAGGAGGCGTTCAATCGGGTGGTGGGGCTCCTGAGTTCACCCGTCCAATTCCCGTCCCTGGGTCAACAATCGACTCAGAGTCCAGCGATCGACCCGGCCAGCTACGGTTCCCAACAAACAACCCAGTTCAGCAACCCGGCAGCGCAGACCTATACGCCTTCGATCAACAACAACCAGGCATTCTCCAACGACTCTTCCCTAACTTCTCTGGAGATTACTCCGGATCAGCTGCGGGCCAACGGAGTAAGCGAAGCAAGTCTTGAGGTTATTGATCACTTCGGCCCTGATGCTGCAGCGATCGTCAACAAGTACGCCTGTGACGTCGAGGACGCTCTGATTCAAACCAATCAGCAGCTCGTCCAAGCTTGTGAGCTTCTCCAGGAATTGTCCAATGAGCACAAAGCTTATGAGGCCATCCTGACTGATCCTGACGTCCTTGCTGACTACACCTGTGAGTTCTTCGGCGAGAACGGTCCTCATCCGATCCCCGATGAGCAAGTCCAGGCCCCTCGCATGACTGTTGGTCAACAGTTCCAACAGCAGCAGCCTGCCGCTCCTCAGCAAGTCGCTCCTGAGCGTCCCCAGATGCCCGTTCCTCCCCAGCCCCAGGCTCCTGCCAACGCTGGCGACTTCTGGAACAGCTTTGGCAACCTGGCTGACCGCGACCCCAGCAACGCTTGGCGCTACCTGAACTCTGCTCAGCAGACCCCTGAGGTGTTCCGCAACAAGCTCCTGGTGATGGAGTGATCTCCAAACTTAACTAAGTTTAAAATGGGGGTAGGAAACTGCCCCCTATTTTTTTACTATGAAAGACAAGAAAGCGGGAGCTAGGCAGCGGGCAGATGATTTTCTTGCGGCTATCGGTACTGCAGGCGGACCTATTGGTGCTCCAGGCTTAGTTCAGTTTGGTGCAGGAGATACTGCACGTCAGGTACAGGCAGGGAACATTGATGAGTATGCCTTCGCACGTGCACAGGACCCCGATCCAAAGATTGGTGAAGCGGATAATCCTCTCCCTCCCATGCCTCGGGACTTGGATAATTCTTATCTCAAGCTCAATCTCCCTGGCTCACCTCTTCCCCGCAATGGCCTTCTGGCTCCTGGGATGTTGAGCACTGCCGAGATGGTGCAGAACCAGATCAACACCAGTAATCAGTACGAACTGATGAAAAACATGCGCCCCACAGGTCAATTGATGCTGGGTGCTCTCCCCCAATCATATGACAAGGGTAAAAAGTAATGGACAACAGTAAAGCTAAGAAGGCCGTTGACAAGGCCATGGCTGCAAAAGCAATGCTCGAGATGGCCGCCGCTCAAGCAGCTGCTGAAGCGCCGATCAATCCTGAGATTGCTGCTGCCAATCCTGCTCTTCAGCCCCCTGACGGATTGCTGAACCCAATGCGTCCTATGGGTGTCGTGAACTCAGGTCCTTATTCCCCTGGCAACATGATCGGTGGGTACAACCTGGGCTACGGACAGTTCGTAAATCCTGAGGCTTAAATAACCCAGTTGATAAAGCATTGCTATAATTTTTTGTAATGGAATGAATAGTTCCATATTTAGAGGATTTTTGTCCTCAAGTATCAGCGCTTAAAACTTAGCTGAGAAATCATTATGTTCATCGATAACGACTTTCCCAAGCTGTTGGGTGCGGAACTGTACCGCCCCCACCCGGCTTATGTCGTGGAGATGGCTTGCGAGCCCGTCGTAGTCCACGACTTCACAAAGCAGCCTGGTCAAACCGTGCAGCTGGATCGTTACCGTTTCTTCGGTAACCCCGGTACGAAGACCAGCCGCGAGCGTACCCAAGACCAAACGATCGGTACTGCCAACAGCCGTTCGATCGTCAAGGACAAGGTGCTTGTGTCTCTGCGTGAGTACACCGGCCCTGCGGATCCGAACAACACCAATCTCCCGAGCACCTTCAAGATTGCTCGCGAGACCCTGATGACCGCTCAGCGTCTCCTGCTGGACACCGGGAACCTCAACATGTTCCACCAGTCCATCGGTTCGCTGACCCTGCTCGACGACTACCGTCGTTGGCGCGATCGTGTGTTCCTGGACGAGCTGTTCAAGGCTGAGTCTCGTGGCCAGTCCGGCGACACCCAAGGCGGTTACTACTATCCCAACGATCACACCAAGACTGGTGTCACCGTTAGTGCATACACCGCTACCGAGTACGCCTCAGAGCGCTTCAAGTTCAACGTCAAGACTGACCTCCTGAACGTTGTCAAGAGCCTGCGTAAGCGCAACGTTCCTGTGTTCCAAGACGGTTACTACCGTTGTATCGCTGATCCTTCCTTCATGAAGGACCTGCGTGCTGACCAGGGCTTCCGCGAAGTGGCTCGTTATCCTGGCATGGGCGCCCCCAACCCTCTGATGGGTATGACCGCTCCTAACGCTGCTCTGTATCAGGGTGGTCAGTATGGCCAGGCTCAGTTCGTGGCTGGTGAGCCCGTCATGCCTTCCGGCTTCGTGTTCGAGGGTGTGCGCTTCTTCGAGTCCACTAACTTCCCCAGCAAGACTGCAACTGTTGACATTGGCGATGGTTCCGGCGCGGTTGCTGGTCGTACCACTCCTGCTGGCCTGTTCTTCGGTCCTCAGGCAGTTGGTGTTGGTATCGGCGGCCCGAACGCTCAGGTGCTGATCAACAACAACGACGACTTCAGCCGCTTCATCATCCTGATTTGGCAGCTGTACGCCGGTTTCGCGAACCTGAATAAGGACTTCGTGACCACCGCCTTCACCATTACTGAGTGATAAAGGAGGTACGTAACTAATGGCATCTTACACTGCTGAAAAGGGCGCTATTCTGCAGCCCGGTAATCAAATCAACCGCCTGTCCTCCTACAACACCGAAGGTGTTTTTGGCTGGCCTGGCTTCGAGCTCTACGAAATGGTTGGTTATGTCAAAGTGACCAACCTGGCCGCTGACAAAGCTGACAACAAGAGCTTCAACCTGACGGTTCCTTCTCCCGACCGTCGCTCCAGCGACCGTGTGCGCGATGACCGCACCTCCCTGGTCGTCCAAGCTGACGCTGATCGTCCCGCTTACATCTACAGCGCTTCGATTGCAATCGGCCAGGACATCCCCTCCGCTGGTGAGCCTTCCTATCCTGCTACTCCTCTGACTGCAGATATCGACGGCACCAACACCGAGATCCTGCTGTTCGGTCCCGACAACAGCGGCGTTCCCTATGGCGTCCCCGCTACCCAGGCCAACGGTCTGGCTGCTGCTACCGCCATCACCACCGCATTCTCCTCAGGCACCATCGCCCAGGGTGAATCCGACGTTTCCGTGGCAGAAGCACCCTTCTGGACCGCCGTTACCACCGCCGGTATCGACGACCAGGACGCTGCAAACGCCATGATGTATCGCGTCACCACTGACACCACCTTCAAGGTGTACAACGTCAACGGCGTGACCTCCACCACCGTGGACGGCGACGGTGTCTTCATCAGCTCTGATGATAAGGATGCTGGTAAGGCCGCTTACATCATCTGCCGCGTCAACTACCTGCGTCCTGCTGCTGCTACTTCCTTCATGGATATTGTTGGCAGCCTGGACTTCGCCTCTCAAGTGGGCGGTAGCGATTCCTGATCGTTACTCACAATATCAACACAGCGGGTCTTTATGGCCCGCTTTTTTATTGTCTACAAGAATTTATTTTGATATGCTATATCAGTAATCGATTGTAATCATGCTTTACCAGAACCGTGTCACAGGAGGTCTAGTTGAGGTTGTTTCTCAGCACGGGGAAGGCATTCTGATGTGTCTCGATGCCAACGAAGAAGTTCTTTATATTGACGAAGATGATCTGACTCCGCATCTGGATGCAACCATGGAGCAGGAACGCAATGAGGAGCGTCTGACAGAGTCTCTGGCTGCAGAAGGTGTGAAGCCAGCGAAGCCGACCAAGAAAGAAACTTTTCCGATTGACACTCGTGTGAATCTGAATCTCGCATCTGCGCGGCAGATCGCGGATGCTCTTCCTGGTGTTGGCCTGAAGACTGCTCGCGACATCAAAGATCTTCAGCTGTCGCTCCCTGGTGAGCGTTTCCAGCGATTGGAGCAGCTCAAGTCAATTAAGCGTGTTGATTGGGATCAAATTTTCGGCGAGAACCTTGTGCGTGTCGAGTAATTATTGGCGCGTGTTAATGTGTTATTGGTGCATCTAAAAGCTGTACCAATAATGCATCGGTGTTGATTAATGCAGCTTGATACTTTCATTAAGTCAAAGGTACGGTGGCATTTAGGTTATAACCTCACCTCAGTGCCTGCCGGTGACATTGCACGATTAGAAGAAGCTCTGGATAACGTTCAGGACTCCTATTGGTATAGCAAGATCGTTGAGCAGGTCGAGCGGTGCGACGAAGCTGAGAAGCGTACCGACATGACCGGGACAATCAATAACAACACTGTCCCTCGTGGTCGAGTGGAGTCCATTGCTGGTGACGTCGACCGTACGATCGCCACCACGGACTTCAAAGATACGTTGAAGACTTGGACTCAGATTTATCTATACGAGACTGATCGTTTGGCCCTGCATTTATATGTACCAAACTACAGGAATCCTGAGCAGGCTAGGTATAGGTTCAACCGTGAAGGTGCCGAGTTTATCCAAGCTCTTCCTGGCCCCGCTGATGTTGCTGTTGGCACCCGCCTCATTCTCGAAACCAATCACCGCTGAAACCGTGTCAAGAGTAACTCCAGGTCAATTAGCAGTAATCCTTAATCAGGCTGGTTTCAAGCAGTCCGAGATCCCGACAATGATTGCGATCTCTACTGCAGAATCAGGATTAAACCCCAAAGCACATAATCCAAGATACCCAGACGATTCATATGGCCTGTTTCAGATCAACATGCTTGATGAGCCTGGATACAAGCTCGGCGAGGAGAGGCGCCAGCGTTACGGATTGAGAAGCAACGAAGAGCTCAAGAATCCCACGGTGAACGCCAAAGCAGCATTAGATATCCGCAAAAGGCAAGGTCTCGGAGCTTGGTCGGTTTATACCTCTGGCGCATACAAACAGTATCTCCCGGAAGCACAAGAAGCTGCTAAACGTGCATTGGCTGGTGGTGCTGCGCCGCTCCCAGCGACAACTCCACCTACGGCACCACCTCCAGTTGAAGAGGCTAAAACCGAGAAGAAGACAGAACCTAAAGCATTTGACTTTTTAAAGATGTTTAGATCTTTGCGTCCCGGTTTAGGTGGTTCAAAAGTTGATGTCCAGAGTGCACTGACAGAGGCCATGAGCCCTCCTCAGTTTTTTGAGTGATGCGATTCGCGCAGGTTCCTGGATATAGTCAGTCATTTCCGGTCTTGTACAGGAATATGTACAACGACTATCAGATGAGCACGGCAGGATTCAGCGATCCTTTCAATACTGCAAAACAGGAGAACCACGATAGATGTCAGTTCGTGGTGTCATACACAGGTGAGGAAGATCCTAGGTATCAGCTCAACAATCCTGCTTACATGAGGGAAGTTTCACGCTCATATAGCGATAGCATTCCCCCTGTTATTCTTAATAAAAGACCCGTGCAGGCGCAATGGCAGGCGTAAATTATTTTCAGGATACTATCTTTGATACCAGCACACAGCTGACTGCCCCTGGGAATGGGAGCGAAGTGCAGGTTGCAGTCAACAACTATTTCGCCACTTCAAGCTATACGCTGTTTGTGAAAGTTGCTGCTATTAATACTAATGTCGTTGTAGCTCTGCAGGGCAGCCTCAACAACAGCGACTGGGCCGACATCATTGCAGATCAGACGATCACTGCAAACGGCAACTATTTTTATAGTGTGACTGGGCGTCCTGTCAAATATATCCGGCCTGTCTTTGTCAGTGAGACTGGTGGAACGGCTGCGACGATTGACTTTACAGTAGCAGCTCTTTGATGTGGTCAAACCTCGGACTAATATTGGCTACATGTTTGGCCTTCGACGTCGCGATATTCCAGCCGGACCTAAACCTAAGTCCGGTAAGGTTGCGGCAAGAAAGCCGCGCATGGCGGGAGATGTTTTAGATTTAAACTTATTACAACCAGGTGTTGCGCCAGAACCGTACGCCCCTGGAGCAGATCTACGCAATGAGCTGCGTGCGGGTATCCGCGATTTAGACCTTTAACTTACCGTCAAAATGGGTAAAACCCGATCTGATAGTCAGACAGATGAGATGCGGTCAGCTCGCGCAAGAGCTGCTGCACCCCAGACTCCAATAAGAGATGAGCCCAAGCCCCGCATGGCTGGACAGGCACTTGGTGTCGATAAAAACGAAGAAGAGGAGGAGTGACCATGGGTAAGAAAATGCCGCCTGAGCTGTTAGCTCATTTCAAGAAAAAGCAAGAAGAGAAAGAAGGTTCTGATAAGGATCCTAAACAGACTGACAAGGAGAAGCGTAAAGACGCTGTCACCAAGGCACGTAAGCGCATGGAAGAGAAGAAGAAAAAAGATTAAACCAACTCGGCTATAATATTTTTAACGCAACTCGCTAGTCAGACGTGTCAAGTAGTAGTTCAAATAAACAGCCACTTATGGTGGACCGTCCAGCAACGACTTCTACGTTGTTGACCGTCGCCTCTGGACAAGAGTTTCGTACGAGTCTAGTCCCCACCGCTGTCGGTAACGCCACACAAGTATTCGATGTTGACTCTGCCAGCACGGATACCTCGATCTCAGGCGCTTACATTGATGAGATTTGGTTGACATATACCAAGCGAACGAATCAATTTATTGACGCTAAATCTGCAACATCAGGAACCTATAGTGCGTCGGGTACTACACTCACTGTAACGATCTCTGCAGGACACAATTTGCAGGTTGGACAAAAAGTGTACTGCGATTTTACATCCGGAACTTTAACGGATGACGAATTTACAGTCACAGCGGTTACTTCTACCACTTTTGAAGCCACCATTCCAAGCACAACTACAAGTGGTGATGTCAGTGTCTACCTTCCGACCGACATTTGTTTTTATCTTGTTAATGTTGGCACAGTTAGTAATACGAATCAGTTTTTCCCTGTCTTTACTGCAAGCGTTGATTCGACCTACGAAAATCTCAGCTACAGCCTGACTCTTAATCGCGATCTCCCTTTAATTAACCATCCCGTGGTTCAGGCTGGCGCCAACTTTGATGCTGCGAATAGCCAGATCGCACCAAAACAACGCGGACTGATGCTCAAACGTGGCCAAGCTTTGTACGCTGCTGTAAGTGGTTCTACGGCTTTGACCAACGGTTTCTACGTGGGCGTCCAAGGCGGCTTCTATTGATTTAAGGTTATGCCATTCGAAGTCGGGGGGTTTGGTTCTTCAAGCCAGAGCTTTGATGGCAAGTACGCAAAGAAGTTTGAAAAACAGACAAACTTTAAGCCGAACACAGATATAAAATTTAAATCAAGGCTGTACGATTTTCAGCCTGATAATGAAGACTACGATAGCGAGACCAAGTTCTACAACAGGGACTCGCTTTGGTCACGTTGGCGACGTGGATACGATCTTTACAGCATTACCCAGACATACATGGGTACAAGTTCTAAGGATCGTAATACTCGTGGCGACTTCAGAATGTATGTAGCATTCCAGCAGTTCCCTGGAGTGTTTATTCCTGCCCGTGTTTTCACCTTTCCAAGCTCCACACCTGAGATGGGAACGCAGATGGTGGGGATCCGTGACGCCAATAGCTTCAGTTTCTACAACTTCGGTCTTCCGATTACTGCCGTACGGTATTTGACGGGTGAAGTTTCTGGTACGTACTCACAATCAGGAACTACTGTAACGATTACTTCGAGTGACCACGGTCTAGAAACGGGCGATGATGTTTTTTTAGATTTTACAACCGGTTCTGGTGTTGACGCGACGCTTGCAATTACTGGAACTACGCAAAATACATTCACCTGTACTGCTGCGGCATCTGTTACGACAAGTGGAAACGTTGTTTACCGCAAAGAAACTACTTTTAGTGACCTTAATTGGGAGCAAATGCGTGTTCAAATACGTTTTATCCCTACACCCGTCAACTTTTTTGCCGGCGAACGTCTTGCTGACCGTGTAATTGAACGTGATCCTGGCATTTTTGCAACTTATTCTCAGTCACTAACCACAATTACGGTCAACTGTACTGCTGCACACGGTCTAGCAACAGGTAATGAAGTTCTTATGGTGTTTACATCAGGGACTGCGATACCGGGTCTATACGATGTGACTGTTACTAGCGCCACTCAATTCACTGTGACTTCAGTTGCCTCAGGCACTACGTTTGGTACCGCCATCGTTAACCGAAGAATCCGTGGTTATGACTATGAAGACTACGTGGGTTACACAGTTACAGGCACTGACAAAGATACAAATGAGATCTTATTTCAGCGTGATGACAGCTATGGCGAAAAGGTCATTGATAATAAACCCACAACAGTCACTCCAGCGCATCGGGGCTTCAAAGTTGACAGATATCTGACCACTGAGGTTCGTTACCAGTGCAGTTGTCAAGATTTTATGCGTCGTGACAACTTTAATCTCTATTCGGAGGCGCAGAAACGTAAGTTCCCTGTCACTCAACTGAACAGTGTTAAGCCAGGACAGCGAATCGACCGCGAAGGTGATCTAATTGACACCCGTGATGATGTCGGCGTTTACAGTGACTTTGGATATGTAGCTGTAAATAACTTCTACAACCTTCCGACCTATGAGGACGGCAGTGAGTTCTCATATCCGAACCTCATGTACTACCAAACGCGGTGGTGCAAGCATATTTATGCTGCGATGTGGTCGATTGTCCACGATGAGGGAAACGAACCCATCAATTTATCGGCTCTGTACAGCCAAGATGGTGGCCCGAATATCACAGTGACCGCCACGGACCATCGTCTCGGTGTTAATACAAGGATTCGACTTGATTTTACGAGCGGAAGTGCGATTGACGGTGAATATACGGTCTCAGAAGTTGTAGATAAAGATAATTTCAAGATTGTTTACCCCTTCAGCAACACAACTCTCGGCTATTGCGTGGTGAGGAACCTTAAAAACCATGAATATGTAGGCAGTTGGCTGCTCGAGCCTAACGATCAGCCTCTAGGTGTGGCTTTAGAGCGTTTTTACGACAAGCTTGAGAAAGAAAACGACCGAATCCGTATGCAGGCTGAAAGAATGTCAATGATGAGCTACGGAATGCCCTGGTCAGGTGCAAAAGAAATTAGCGGCGACCGAAATCAGCCTACTCAGGTGGGTAATTTTGACGATAACTTGGTCAGCATGATGATGACCGACTCTATTCGTCGAAATGAAGCAGGTCAACTGGATAGAAGCGGCAGAACGGTCAATTCGACGATGAATATGCTGCAAATGATGAATAAATTGTTCAATATTGATCCAGATATTATTCAGGACACCAAAATCGGCATGCTGGATCAGCCTCTGACTGATTACACCAGTGATTTCCAGTTTGGTGAGATCGATGGAGGCACTTATGTCAACGGCACGCCTGTTTCAGTTGGTACTTCAAGTGAACTAGACTGTCGAACATATTCTCCCTTCTTACCTCAGCCAATCTTGGTTGATTCTGGCCTCTATATCAATAATTAATCATGACGATCCAGATTTTGAGCCGTCGATCAAAAGTTTTACATGATCGTCCCACACCAGCACGAATCGGTGAAGCGGAGCTCTGCATCAACTTCAATGCGGGCGATCCTGGGCTCTATTTCAAGGATGATACGGCTTCACCTTCTACCGGCCTCATCAAAGCAGGCCCGACCTTTGTAGGCTCCAGTCAGCCCAACACTCCTTCGGCAGGCTTTGGTTCGTTCTGTAAAGGAGAGAACTGGCTCGACACCTCGAGCACCCATATCCTTAAGATCCACGACGGTAGTGCTTTCCAGACACCCAAAGCAGTGGCCTCTGTCAGCTCAGGTAAGCCAACGAGTCCCGTGAGTGGTCAGCTCCACTATGACACTGCGATTCCCGGCCTGTTTATTTGGAACGGTTCTGCCTGGGTAGCAATCTAAGACTTCAAAAGGTGATCGAGAATTCGATCGAGTTTATTGTGAACGGCTTCCATCTCGCGTAGAAAGTCTTCTTTCAATACGTACTCTCGTGCGAGCCGATCGTGGAGCATATCAATGTCGTCTTCTATTCTCTCGAAGCGACGATCTAGTTTTTTGCTGAACCCATTAAGAGCACGCGAGAGACCGGTAAATGCACCGATACCTCCAGTAATTGCAGCTGTAATTATTTCTGGAGTCACGGTATAAATCCCCTCTCTTTATTCTAAAGGGTTCAACAATTTAGAATAATGAAAAAGTATACGGTCATATGGCAGTTGCCTACGAGCCCAACATAGAAGGAGCTCTACAGGTACTTGTTGACCTGATGACTGGACATGGTTTCACGATGACTCGAGCACCTTATGCGCCGAACTACCGTGGCCTCGTCGACGCGCTGATTGATCTTAAAGACGGTTTCCCAACTTTTATTCCTTTCAGGGTCGGCTTTAATGCTACAACTTTTGAAGCAGTCGATCAGGGTGACGCTCTGTACATGCGTCAGAGCGACGGACAGGTAGGTAAAGCTATTGCAAACGACACTCTTGATAAGGCCTATGTAGTTGGGATTGCAGACACAACCAAAGCTTTAGGTGAGGAAGTGAAAGTCCTGGTGACTGGCGTGGAGGCGATGACGGGTCTTGATGCTGGTGATCACTACTTCCTCTCTGCCGCAAGCGCAGGAGCGATCACCACGACTGCACCTACTGGTGCAGGTAATTATGTAGTCAGAGTCGGTGAAGCCACTTCAACTACAGAGTTTGCCATTCAATTGGAACCACCGATCTTATTAAGTTAATATTATGGCAACTAGAAAGGCAATTGCATTAGTATCTGGTCTCTTTCAAGAGGTCAATACTCCGACTGATGGATTAGATTTTGCCGGAAATGATACGGATGATCTGAGTGAAGGTTCTAGTAATCAATACTTTACTCAAGCAAGGGCTCGCGGTTCGATTTCTCTTTCGACTGTCAGCCCCAGTCCTGCAACTGGATTAGGAAGCTTAACTTATAACTCCACCACAGGTGCATTTGAGTTTACTCAGGTCACAGATGCCGTGGTCAGAGGCTTGCTGTCGGCTACGAGCGCCACAGGCATCACTTATACGTCTTCTACAGGTGTATTTGCCCTTGCAAGTATTCCAAATTCTTCTTTAACGAACAGCAGCATTGATTTCGAAGATGCTCGTGGTGTGACGACCACTGTTTCACTTGGGGACACCTATCAAGTTAAAGAAGCAGAGAATGTAGTTGAACTTGTACGTAATGAAACGGGGTCAACTCTCGCCAAGGGCACTCCAGTTGCAATCGTTGGGTACGCGTCAGGCAGTAATCGACCTCTGGTGGCTCCTGCAGACGCCAATGATGCGACCAAAATGCCTTGTATTGGTCTTGTCGCTGAGCAAATCACCAATAACGCCAATGGTGCTGTCATCGCTACAGGTGTTGCTCAGGGTTATGACACGAGCTCTTTTACGGCTGGTGATACCGTTTATATCAGCACCACAGCGGGTGACTTAACGACCACGCCTCCGACGGGTGAGGCCAGCCAGATTCAAAACATCGGCAAGGTCACCAAGGTAGACAGCAACGGACGCATTCTTGTACTTGGTCCAGGCCGCTCGAACGCAACACCGAACTTAGACAACGGCAAGATCTTCATTGGCAATGCCAGTAACCAGTCGACCACTGACACCCTTGATACCGGCATTGTTCCTGAGAGCGGAAATCTTTATTTCACGGACGCAAGAGCACGTGGTGCAATCAGTGTTACGGATTCTGGGGGCGATGGATCTCTTGGCTACAACAGCAGCACGGGTGTAATCACATATACAGGCCCAAGCGCAGCTGAGGTTCGTGCTCATTTCAGTGTCACCAGCTCCACTGGAATCAGTTACAACTCGAGCACAGGTGTATTCGCCCTCGGGAGTATTCCGAACTCGTCATTGAGCAACAGCTCCATCACGATCGGCACGAGTGCTGTATCTCTAGGTTCTTCCACACTGACCCTTGCTGGTTTGACATCAGTGACGTCGACCGCAGTGGTCACGAATGATGGCGGCTTCAGAGTCCGCAATACCACGGACAACACGAAGCAGTTGGCGTTCGCTTTAAGTGGAATCACTACATCAACGACTCGGACTTTGACCGTTCAGGATGCCAACGATACAATCGTTGTCCTGGGCACTGACCAAACATTTACAGGCAACAATACATTCAGGAATTCATCCGGTCAAAGGTTTGAACAGGCCGCGACGAACGATGGTGTTGTCATCAATGGTCGTGGTGGTGGTAGTAATTCTTATGCGGTGACCCTTACACCTGAAGCTTTGAGTGCCAACCGCACAATTGTATTACCGAATGCTGGAGGAACAGTCTCTCTTACGGATGTTAATGAAACAATCTCGGGGGCTAAAACATTCACGGCGTCAAATACATTTCAAAATACAACTGGACAACGCTTTGAGCAGGCTTCAACGCAAGACGCAATCCTGATCAACGGACGTGGGGGTGGATCCAGCTCTCGCGCAGTTACGCTCACACCAGCAGCACTAGGAGCCGACCGAACTATCACAGTGCCGGATGAAACTGGCACATTATTGACTTCAGCTTCGACGATTCCCGGCGGGACTTTTGTTGATGATAGTTTCAGAATTAGCGATAACGGCGACAGTTCTAAAAAGCTTGCTTTCGAATGTTCAGGCATTACTACAAGTAATACCCGAACTATGACTGTTCCTGATACCGATGGAACAATCTCCACCGAAAGTTTTGCTACCGCAATTGCAGTTGCATTAGGATAGAGTTATGGCAACCCAAGTACAATTTCGCAGAGGCTCAACAGCCCAGCACTCAGGCTTCACTGGTGCTTCGGGTGAAGTCACTGTAGATACTGATAAGAACAGTACAGTCGTCCACGATGGAGTACAGGCTGGAGGCTTCCCGCTTCTTAGAGAAGATGGAACGAACTCAGCACTTTCACTTGGTTCATTAACAAGTTGTGCTCTTAAGTTTGCTACTGATTCCAACACTGGAATTATCAGTGGTGGCCCGGATCAAATTAGTCTCGTGACCGGTGGAGTTGCTAGACTTACAATAGACGCAGCAGGCGCTGTAACTATCCCAGGTAACGTTTCAATTACAGGTGATCTTACGGTCACTGGGAACTTTGAAAACACATCAAACCTTGCATTAATTGTGGCTCTAGGCTGATATGGCAAACACTTTTAAGATCGCTACTAAGTCAAGCCTGGTAACCACGGCTATCACTGACACCGCCACTAATATCTTGACTGCGGGTGCTAGTGCGACTCACGTTCTTCTGAGTATCTTGGTCTCGAACAAGACCGGCACCAGCGCTGACGTTGATATTTATCTTGTGACAAATACGGGTGATGACATCTATATTATTAGGAACGCTCCTGTTCCTGGAGGTGGATCTTTGGAGATCATCTCAGGTTCTAAGATCATCATGGAATCCAGTGATGTGTTGAGGGCACGTGCTGACACGGCCACTGCGTTGGATCTTTCTGTTAGCTACCTTGAGCAAACCTAAGGAGGTAATCGATAATGCCATTAACTGATATCGATGGTCAGCGGCTTGGTGATAGCGTTGCTGACAAGCTTGGTAATCGGAATCTGGTTATCAATGGTGATATGTGTATAGATCAGAGAAATAGTGGATCAAGTATTTCTTACTCAGCTGGAACCGCTTATAGCGTGGACAGATTCCTTCATGAAAAGCATGACATGTCTACGCTTGCTGCGACTATCCAACAAGTTTCAGATAGTCCTGCAGGTTTTAAGCACTCTCTCAAAACAACTGTCACAACTACTGAAACATCATCTGGTGATGACCGGTTCGTAGGAGCTGACCATCGCATTGAGGGTTACAACTGGGCTCAAATGGGGTTTGGGACGGCAGACGCTAAAGCCTTTACTATGTCTTTTTACGTAAAGTCAAGCGTAACCGGAACTTATCCAATTAGTTTTTTCAACGCAGGCGTTGACCGAGCTTTTTTAACAACCTACACCATTGCAGCCAGTGAAGTAAGCACTTGGGTGCGTAAAACGATCACTGTCCCTGGTGACACTTCTGGAACGTGGAACACAACTAATGGGATCGGGCTCGGTGTTCAAATGGCTCTTGGAACTGGATCCAATGATCACGGCACTGCAGGAACGACGTGGGGCTCTACCTACAAAAGAGGTACATCAGCTACCGTTAATTTGAATGAAACCCTAAACGCTTCTTGGCAAATCACGGGCGTCCAAATCGAAGTCGGTAACACCGCGACACCGTTTGAGCACAGGAGCTATGGCGATGAGCTTGCTAGGTGCCTAAGGTATTACGAGCTATTGGGTAACTGCACAGGACGCACGGTCAACACCTCTGATGTTGATGTTGTCTTTTTCTTTAAAGTAGAGAAGCGGGCTACGGCAACGACTCCTAGTAGTCTGAGATCTTCACCTGGAACCGTTGCTCAATTTGGCCGTGCTGCAGTTAACGTAACTGGGTTAAATTCTGTATTTAGTGTTTCTTCAACCCAAATTGGTGCAAATCTCACAACCGCTGACACCGGCATGACAGGTGGACTATTTGCAGCCTCAATTTCAGGTGCACCTATTCTTGAAGCTAGCGCTGAACTATGAACTATCAACTTGCGAACCCTCCTTATGGCGGCGATCCTGTCGTCATCAAAAAAATCAATGATGATGGGAGCATCATTTGGCTTCCATACGATGTGGGTAATCGCGACTATCAGGAATACCTTGAGTGGGTCGCTGAAGGCAACACCCCGGAACCTGCTGAAGATACTAACACTTGGGAGCATGTACGTCTAAAACGTGATGAACTCCTCCGTGATTCAGACTGGACAATGATCCCTGGCTGCACTGTTGATCAGGCTCAATGGGCTGCTTATCGTCAGACCCTTCGCGACATTCCGACCACCTATGCAGAGACCGGTCCGGAATCAGTCGTCTGGCCGCGTAAGCCTTCTACGTCAGGCCCTAATACAATAGATGAATAAATAGATCTACATCATGGGATATATCGGCCAGAGCCCGCAGATCGCTCAGAGTACGTATCAAAGCATTGATGATATTAGCTCAAGCTTTGATGGATCTACGACTTCGTTCGCCCTTCAAGTTGGTGGTGTCTCACCAGTTCCCTTCCCGATTGCTTCGGAGAACTGCCTGATTTCTGTTGGTGGTGTCATCCAGGAACCGGATGGAACAGGCACTAACGGTTTCCAGTTGACTGGTACGAACATCGTCTTCAGTGCGGCACCAGCATCCGGTCAGTCCTTCTTCGGTGTCATTCTTGCTGGCGCCGACTATGTGACAGCAGGCCATGCATTCCCTGATGGGGATGCCGGCACGCCCTCGATTACCTTCAACCAGGACCTTGATACTGGCCTATTCCGAGGCGGTACTGGGATCACATCTGTCAGCTCGAACAACAATAAGATCGCTGATTTTGGACCTACTGCAATTGTCTTCAATGAAGATGGCGATAATGTTGATTTCCGTGTAGAGGGTGATACAAAAGCAAACTTATTTGTCGTCGATGCAGGTAATGACAAGATTACTCTTGATGGTGATCTAGAGCCTACGACGATTCACGGGGAAACTTTCCCAACTGCTGGTGCGTTGAGTAGCAGAAATCTTATTATTAACGGAGACTGTCGAATCAGTCAAAGAGGTACAACTTTTGCTATTGGCACAGGTGCTGTCGCAGTCTACACTGTAGACAGATTCAGACTTAGCAAAGATTCGGGTGGAGCGTTTACTGTTACGCAAGAATCAGACGGACCAGCTGGTTTTAATAAATCAATTAAAGTTGCAACTACAACTGCTAGTACCCCGACTTCCGCCGGTAATTTCAACATTCTTCAATACAACATTGAGGGGCAAGACCTTCAGCATCTAAATTACGGTACATCTGACGCAAAGACTACAACTTTGTCTTTTTATGTCAAATCAAATATGACTGGTAATTTATCAGTAACTTCAGAAGTAAACACAGGACCACCTTATCTTGCAGGAAGTGTAGAGATCCAGTCTGTCAATACTTGGGAATACAAAACAATTACCTTCATTGGCAATACTGCTACAGCTATTGACGACGACAATACTACTGGTATTGAATTTCAGATCTGGCTGGACGCTGGATCAAACTTTAGCAGTTCAGGGCAAAACACTACCTCTTGGAATACTGATGGAGCATCCCGCGTCAATAGTACAAATCAAATAAATCTCATGGGTTCTACCAGTAACTACATTCAATTTACTGGCTTTCAGTATGAACTTGGTGAAAAGGCGACACCGTTTGAGCACAGAAGCATTAGCGATGAGCTTGCTAGGTGTCAAAGGTATTATCAACAATTTAGCAAGCCAAGATTGCGTGGAGTTGGAGGTAGCACCACTGCTCTTAACAGGCTAGGTTTAACTTTACCAGTAACAATGCGGGCAGCCCCTACAATTACTTCTAGTAATTCATTCGATTGGTATGACGGGGATGGTGTAGGAACTTTTACTGGTTTTAGTGTCTTATATCCGACGATAGACAGCGTGGAAGTTGACGCTTCTGTTGCTACAGGTAGTACTACCATAGGCCGCGCGATAGCTGTGTACAATGGCACTCAAACAGGTATTTTAAAAGCTGCAGCAGAATTATGACTTACACCTATAAAAAGTGCTGGGATTCCATGCTCAACCAAGAAGCACCTTGCATTCTTCGTAAAGAGGATGGTGCGCTAATTCCTATGGCGCCCGACAATACCGACTATCAGGAGTACCTTGAGTGGGTCGCTGAAGGCAACACCCCGGAACCTGCCGACTCTGGAGAGGAGTAAGGACAAAAGACTTACTCCTTTAGAATAGAGTGATCAAGAGGTAGTTCACTGTGCCATACATCGGTAGAGGCGTAGCACGTGGTCAGAACCGTGAGATCGATGACATCTCCGGTTCTTTCAACGGAACGCTAGCAACATTTGACCTCGAGGTAAGTGGGATTGCGGTTGCTCCTGCTAGTTCCTCGCAGCTCACGGTGTCAGTCGGTGGTGTAATTCAGAATCCGAGTGTCGACTACACCGTAGCCAATAGTCAGATCACATTTACGACGCCCCCGGGGTCAGGTCTTGACTTCTTTGCAGTCATGCAAGGGGACTCGGTCGACATCAACACCCCGGCTGACGGAACGGTCACTGAAGCAAAGCTGGCGTCAAACTTTACGGGCGCCACAGGTGGTGCAGGTAACCACGTCTTTTTCTTGAATGAGCAAACGGTAGATACGAGTTACACTATTCCTACGAACCGGAACGCCCATAGTGCGGGGCCGATTACAATTAATTCAGGGGTCACGGTTACTATTCCGTCCTCTTCAAGTTGGGTGGTGATTTGAGGTAAATTATGGCAATTACTATCAGCGGAACAGACGGCATCACGCCACTTAAAGTCACAAATGGAACAGCTGCGGCTCCTGCGTTGACAGGTGATGATACCGATAGCGGTATTTTCTTTGGTGCGAACGAAGTAAATATTTCAACAAACGGCAGCACTGCGGCAACGGTTGATAGCTCGGGGCAGCTGTTAGTTGGTACGTCTACTGCGCGTAGTAATACGTTTAATCAAACCAGTCTCAGTCAGGCGTTTCAAATTGAAGGTACTACCAGCAGCGCTAGAGGAGCTGCAATTTTTTCATCTAGCAGCAATAGTGGAGAGGGTGGCTATTTAATTTTGGGCCACCAAGCGAGTGGATCTATAGGCGGGAATACGGCTGTTATCGATGGGAGTGAATTGGGATTTATTGGTTTTCAAGGGAATGATGGAGCTGAGTTTGTTGAAGGGGCCAGAATATCTGCATTTGTAGACACCACTCCTGGCTCAAACGACATGCCAACCCGCTTAGTGGTTTCCACTACTGCAGATGGTGCGTCAAGCCCGACAGAGCGGATGAGGATTGGAAATAACGGTGGGGTGGCTATAAAGCAGGCAGTTACGAGTTTCGCAGAAGTAGATTTACGCTATACAGGCAGTAATAGAATTGCCGACACTGGCATTTATGCCGAGTCATCTTCTATAGGCACAGCCCACCAAACCATATACGCTGTTAGTTCCGCAACAGCTAGTGCCACAGGAACACGTTATGCCCTTTACGGAAATTATATAGCAGCTACAGGCTCCCCAGGCGGCGGCGCTATTGGTCAAGTTGCTGGTGTTTATGGAATTTTAGGTTACTTCGACGGGACTAACTCTTGGGCTCTTTACGGCGCCGGTAGTACCTTCATTTCTGGAACCTATCAAGGTTCTGATTCTCGATTGAAGGATGTTGTCGAACCTATTTCGACCGATGTTCTCAGCAAATTAGACGATATACAACCGATTAAATATCGGTGGAAAGAAAATACAGATCAACGCGCGACTGTTGGTGATGGTGTGTTTTTAGGCTTGATTGCGCAAGAAGTTGAGCAGCATTTCCCAGAAGTTGTTAAAGAAATTGAGCACGCATGTCCAGTTGAGTCAGATAAATTAAGCGAAGGTGATTTCGATTCGCATAACTCACTGAATGAGGAGCTTGGCACATATAAAACTTTGGAATATAGCCACATGGTTCCAGTTCTTGTGGCGGCATTAAAAGAAGCAAAAGAGCGAATTGAAACATTAGAGACTAAAGTTGCAGCATTGGAGGCAACAGAATGACCTTAAGACTCAACGGAAGCAGCTCAGGCTTTACTGAGATCGATGCACCAGCTGCAGCTGGTAGTAACACCCTTACGTTGCCAACCAGCAACGGCAGTGCTTTTCAGTCCTTAAGAAACGGATCAACTGCAGGATCTTTAGTTTTTGGAGATACAGCAATTCTTCAGGTCGTCTATGCAGAAACAACAACAGAAGCAGAAATCACAGGGACTACTTATACGGATACAAATTTGACGGCAAACATAACGCCGTTAAAGTCTGACAGTGATATTTTAGTGATTGTTAACCAGCAATACCTCTCACTAACTTCGTCCACCTTTTTTACGGGTCTTGGCATCAGGATTTTAAGAGGCTCAACCACTATCTACGATCCTGTTGGCGATGCAACTGGTCCGTTTGATGTGTTTGCACAATCAGCAGGTTCAACAGGGGTAAACCTTTACGAACATAAAGCCTTGATTTACAATGACGACAGCAGGTCGGCAGGTACTTCTCAGCTGACATATAAAACACAGGCTAGAAATTATGCCAGTTCTAGTACAGCGTTTTTTCAATATGACGGTGGCACGGTCAATGGAACGTCAACAATCACACTTGTGGAGCTAGGCTGATGTCCTTGAGATCTGACGCAATCAAAAGCCTCGCCCCTGGGGCCGATTTCGGAATCATTGGTGGAGATCTTGCCAATCTGATTTGGCACTCTACTGAAATTGATCAACCCTCAGTTGCTGAAATTGAAGCGGAAATGAGCCGTCTTCAATCGTTGATTCCAATGAAGGAACTGCGTGAAGAGCGCAACCGTCGTCTTGCAGAGACTGACTATCTGGCGTTGTCTGACGTGACGCTTTCTACAGAGATGGCAGAATACAGGCAGGCACTGCGGGATCTACCCGCTAACACCAGCGATCCAGCAAACCCCACCTGGCCTGTGAGGCCTAGCTGAATAAATAAAACAACTTATAATAGATCTAACTAGAGGTAAGCGATGTCGACGCTCAAGGTAACGAATATCGAATCACCGAGTGGCGGCGGTGTTAATGCCAAGATTACGGATATTAACGGTGGTCAGCTGAGTAATCGCAACCTGTTAATCAATGGTGCGATGCAAGTCCGGCAACGCTCGGATGTAACGGGGGCCACAGTAACTCAATATGTGCTCGATAGGTTCCAATTTATTATCAATACAATGGGCAGCTTCAGTATTAGCCGAAGCACTGAAGCTCCCGCCGGTTTTTCAAATTCCATAAAGGTTGATTGCACGACTGCGGATGCATCTCCAGCAGCGGGTGATTTTATTTTATTAGGACAAAAAATTGAAGGACAAAATCTTCAGCACTTAGACTTCGGTTCATCTTCTGCTAAACAATTAACGTATTCGTTTTGGGTCAGATCACCGAAGACAGGTACTCACATCTTGGAATTTTTTCAAGACGGTAATTCTAGGCAAGTCTCCGCTACTTATACAGTCAATACTGTTAACACCTGGGAGCATAAAGAAGTCACTATTGATGGGGATACTGCTTCTGCTCTCGCCAACGACGAGTCCTCTGAATTAGCTGTCTATCACTGGTTAGGTGGCGGCTCTGACTTTACAAGTGGAACACTAAACACAAGTGGGTTTGCAGCTGTGACTAATGCAAATCGTGCTGTGGGGACTATAAATATCGCCGACAGCACCTCTAACGAATTTTACTTGACCGGAGCACAACTAGAAGTAGGCAACGTCGCCACAGCGTTTGAGCACAGAAGCTACGCCGATGAGCTTTTTAGATGTAAAAGGTATTATCACATAAGCAGTCCAAGATATATGGCTGCACAATTTCTAATTAGTAACGAAATTTGCAGTCAATTTGTACCATTTATTCCTGAAATGAGAGCTACGCCTTCGCCCACTTATGGCTCTCTTAGCTATAGGGAAAACACTGGAAGCTTTGGTAGTAGCACCCTTTCAAGCAACGCCACATTGAACAAAAATGGCATTAATTTTGTGATGGATGCTACGGGGGCGGCCACCTCTGATTCTTTTGTTATTTTCATGAATCAAGGCGAATTTGCCGCCGAACTTTGAACCATGGATTTTTCTTATCAACTCGTTGCTGACTCCACCAGTCCACTAGATGGCTCCGTTGTTGTCGCACCTTTTATTTTAAAAATTCGAAACAACGTGATCACTTACGTTCCAAAAGATCCTGCTAATTGCGATTACCAAGAGTACCTTGAGTGGGTTGCTGAAGGCAACACGCCTGACCCTGCTGATTCTGAAGAATGATTCTGAAAATCCTCGTTTCAGTCACGGCCCTTCTTGCTTTGGCTCCAAACCTGCTGATCGGTTATCTTTACCTGAACAAAGATAAGATTATCGAACAGCAAAAAGAAGCTCTGATTAAAAGCATCAGTGGTCAGCTGACGAATCAACTTGGTAAGCAGACCGAAGCTCTGACCGGGAATATGGATTCGATGTTCACCGATAAGGTGAAGCCAGAGATGCAGCTTCAACACAACAATCAGTTGAAAGCACTTCCGAAACAAACCGGACCTGCTATCCCTTTGGGATAAATGCCTGATATACCTGACATAGGTATCAACAGCCTCCCGCCTGTCAGGATTCACAGCTGGATGGTCAAACCTCCAGTGGTAAGCACCATCGAGGTTCCTGTCACAGTGAATCTCGGTACACCAATAATTCAACTACCAGGCTGTGTCAAAGCACATACTCAGTCTGGTAAATCTAATTCCATCATGGAGGACGACCCCAATGGGGTTGTGACTCACTGCGACGCAGGGGCTCCTTCTTTTACACCTTTGGATTACACCCCAGAGGATTTGGTTTACACCACAGAGGCACCAGTTCCTTCGTACAAGCCTGAACCACCGGCACTACCAGATGCTCCGGAAATCCCTGGACCCGCACCAGTCCCTGGTACAAAGTCGGAACAATCAAAAACAGAAACGAAACAACCTCCAGAGAAAGTCGAAGAAAAGCCAGTAAAAACAGAAGTTTCTGAACCCACTGTCACGATCACAGATTATCTGCCATCCCCTCAGCAGGTGACAACGACTGCATCTATTGCTGTTGTCGCGACCTCAGCGGCCCTCCTAGCAAAGCCGCTTGCCGACTTGCTTCTAAAGCTGGTGAAACCTGCTGTGAAGAAGGCAATGAAGAAGATTTCTGCGTTGCGTGGGAAGCCCCAGAAAATGGAATCACTTCAAGAGAGACGTCTTGCCCAGCGTGATCGGAATCGTGCTCTTCGTGAGTTGCGGCGGGCGTTAAAGAAATAGGGTGAACGTGTGGTGCCACTGTTTCATTTGGCATCTTCACGACGATGTCAGCACAGACTTTTGCGAATTGACTACCTGGCCTAAAAGTAATTCCGGCCTTAGCTAATTCTCCACAATTTTTTAATCTAGCGATCTCAAAATCCAATCTTCGATTAGCAAGCATCTGCTCTTGCAATGCTATCTGTGCTTCTGCTGCACGTTTACATCGAGCTTGCAAACCTCCATCTAAAGGTATTGATAAGGTTGCAGATAATCCTCCGTTCCAACTATAGTTACTTTTTTGTCCAGTTCTAATTGGACGGTGGTATAAAATCTTGCCTGGATTATCAATAACTCCGTCATCATTTAGGTCGCTTGTATCATAAACAGGATCGTTATAGTAATCTTCGTAAGGGAGCTGGAACGAGCCGGTTCTTGTCATAAACGGCGTCACATTCAAGGTTGGACCTTGACATTGAATGCCATTCCCGTAGGTGTTAGTGATATAAGGACCCTGAAGTACCTGGATCGCCTGATTTGTCACGCTCCCACTACTATTTGCAATAGGGTTAGCAGTAGCACTAACGCCACCGACATCGCCAGCCAACGAAGAATTAGCAAATAGAGAAAGTACACCTACTGTGAGAAGATGGAAGTACTTTCCGTGACGCTTCTTATCTCCGTAGTTCTGTTTATAATCGTGTGATTCGCAAGCCCCGGAGCTTGCAGCGTCTCCGTAAACTGAAAGCCTTTCGTATTGTCGACGATCGACCAGCTGGGCTTGTTTGCGGAATCCAGTGTTGTCCATGTACTGGTGACGCCGTTAATAGTATTGCTATTGCCTGAAGTTGTGGAGGGAGCAATACTGTTGCCTGTGTTCTGTATATTAGTGCCTGTTACGGAATATTGGTAGCCAGTGTTGTAGTCCATCGAGTTTATTGTCTCAGTCACAACAGAGGTTGTTTCTGTCTTTGACGTCAAGCTTCCCTGAGTAAAGTTCGGGACCACCGGCACTGAATACCCAGGTTGCATCAACCCATGAAGGATTCCAAGGACAAATCCCAGGGCTATGCCTTCATGTAAGCGGTCCATCTATCGCACGGTAATTTCCGAAACGTATTGTCCTGTCGCACTTGTTCCCGCGCCGCCTGCTGTCACAGATACAGCACCAGCCGACGTGATTGTGCCAGCGAGGGTTCCTGCGGTGCCTGCGGAAGTTGAAGTGATGTCTGAGAAGTTAGCCACCTCCCCAGTAGTCACTGCACTCGTTGGGATGGCATCACCTTGTGTATAGGACTGAGAGAAGCTGAAAGCGTTTCCGCTGGTGGCCTGTGTCGCAGTGATTGACGGCCCGGCTGAGACGCCAGTGGTCATGTTCAAGGAACCGACAGCACCTGTATTCGTGCCATCTGTTGTGCTTACTCCCGTCCCAGAAACGCTATACGAATTACCTACACGGCTTACATTCGTTGCCGCAGCATCAACGGTCAGTTGAACCGAACTCTGGAGCCGGCTTGTGATGTCAGCATATGCAGGCGCCCCCGCAAATGCGAGAATAAAAAGTGCACGCCACATAATAGATCCTCGTCCGTATTCTGATATTAGTAGAAACACATTTAGTCTAAAATATACCCATGAAAGATGAAGAATCCCAATTCTCTTTTAGAGAGTTATTATCTACGCTTGTTCCTGCAGGCGTCCTTTCGTGGGCACTGGCTATGTTGACGGCCAGCTATATGGGCTACGCGAAGATCGACGCGGCTTTCATCTCATCACTGGTTACATCGGTCCTGGCTGTATATGGAATCAGCAGAAAGGATGATGGTAAAAAGACTGAGAAAAAGTTTACAGTGCCTGATAAGGACTCTCAACCCCCGACTAAGTGAACATAGTTTTTAAAACGCACTGCCACCTGAAGAAAAGGCCAATACCTAGAAAAAAGTTAAAGAATGAAGAGAAGGCAAAGGTCGTCCAGACGCGTCGTTTGCCAAGGTGTGAAGTAATCGATGAAAGGGATGATCACACTCTTTTCTCGACGCCGTTTGGCGAGTGGTGGATACGGAACGCTGATTGGGAAGAGGAAGACACCTCAGAAAAGATTCTCTGTGAAGAGGTGGATGGCGTTCGTTTCTTGAAAGATTACCCATATCTTCATCAGGACACTGAAGGTGTAAAGGAACGCCGTATATGTCAAACGAAGTCGATTGCCTCTGCTTTGATATATTTGGGATTAGGTGGCATTGAAAAGTGCTCAGACTATGCCGATGTCGTCCACAGATATGGGCATGGCGCTTACCGACGGCATCACAGAGCCGCAATGGAAGACATCGGTGTGACTGCGACATTTAGCCACACCCTTGGTTACGACGAGATCAAAGATGAAATCGACGAAGGCAAGCCAGTGATTGCTGGGCTTTGGAGCAAAGGACCGTATTTGAAGCCCAGGGGCTTGACTTACTTCGTGGCTATCTACGGCTACGACAGCAAGGATTGGTTAATTCAAGATCCTTTGGGGAAGCTGAACTTACTCAATGGTTTCTGGGATGATCTGACGGAGGGTGCAGGTCAAGAAATCCGATACGATATGGAACTACTTGACCGTCGACTGTTCCAGGGAGGAGGTTCTGGCGCTATGGGTTGGCTGAATTTCAGAGAATGTTGAGCTATATTGACATCAAATCGAGAGCCAAATGGAAGAGATTTTTAAGGACACAGCTGAGCAATTGCAAACGCAGCTTGAGGAGCTGAGTGAGAAAATCAGATCAGCTGAAGAGGGTTTGATGCGAAGCAAGGAAGTGTACCTGAAAGTGACAGGTGCCCTCGAGGTCCTGGCTATCGTTAAGCAGCGTGTTGACGACCAGCGCCACGAAAGCGACGGCTCGGTTGACCTTACTATGGCTGATTAATATGCTTGGTGACATTAATAAACAGCGTTATAAAGCCATAGAACTGGTCGCTGAAGAAGTTCGAATCCCCTCCAAAGATCTTCGGTTGAACGCGATTGTTCGTGATATCCCTGATGAAGATCTGCGATGGGTTCTGGATAAGCTCCACTACTTCCTCCTCAAAATCCTGGAGGATGCTGAGTATGATCCAGCTGAAGAGGAGTGTGATTTTGAAGCTCTAGGTTTGACTGACTAGAGCTTTTCCCAGTAGCAGGGATCCATAATGTAGTTCTCGATGTCGCCACTTCCAGGCGGCTCGGAACCGACGACGATCAGGTCGTAGGAGATCGAAAAACGTGGCGTCTCACCGATATAATCCTCGACCGAGTGCTGCATGCTCGCTGGGAACATTACTAAACGGTGTTTAATAGGCGCCAAACGCACTTCGTCGTAGTGCAGATCGGTGTCGTTGTGCACCAAAGGTAGGTAACTCATGCAGTTTTCGGCCTCAAACTTCAAGGCACCAGAGTCGTTGTCCGGTTCATTGAGATAAAAAACGCAGCTGATGATGGCATTTTTGTGGACGTGCGAAGGTATTGAACCTGAGTTTTCGCACACGACCGGCCAGGATTTCTGTGCGTAGATATTGACCTTCTCAAGATCAACTCCCATCTCGTACAGATATTCCTCTGCAGCTTCGCCGATCTGTTCGTTCAACCAATTAAATTCAGGCTGGAGATGTACGAGATAATCATCACGCACATCGCCAGTAAGGTTTGCTGATGAGTCGTTATATTCGCCTAAGTTTTTCTTATAAAAACGCTGCACATAATCTTCCATTCCTGCAGCAATATCTTGCTCAGGTTCCAGATCTTTGATGCAAATAGGGATCGGAAAAGCGGTGACTACTGCCATTTGATTTTGTTTTTATAGGAGCAGAGGGACTTGAACCCTCACGACCGTAATGGCCAACAGATTTTAAGTCTGGTGCGTCTACCGATTCCGCCACGCTCCCGACGAGCTGAGCATAGCTAAAAAGGCAAGTGTGTGCACCCTACAGTTTTGACAAGGCTGGAATACCAAAAGTGTTTCATTGCGAGCAAGATCTATTAGTCAACCTCATTGTTCTAAGTCCTAAACATGCTCGTCGAAAATTTAGACACCACATTTTTGAAGCCTGGGAATATAAATGCTGTTACTGCGATAAACAATTAACACCTGATACTGCAACGATTGACCACATTCTTCCAAAGCACAAGGGTGGTCACAACGTTCGATCCAACATGAGCTGCTGCTGCAGCAGTTGTAATCGCTCTAAAGGATCTACTTTGTTGAAGGATTGGTTTACAGAAACCAATGCCAACTACACAAAAGAAAGGTTTGATAAAATCATAGAGTGGACAGAGCAGAAGCCCTACTCCATAAAACTGCCGAGCAGTGACTCCGCCTCGCCTTATATCGACGATGACCTCCAAATCAGCTGGATCGCAGTCTAAAGAGAAGGATTTTCTGGGCTCTTATATCGAGCCTCTTCTTGAGGAACGTGTTCCTGAAAACACTGATGAGAACTTCGTGAGCCCTTCTGGCCAGGTGCGTAATGATCTGACCGCTAAGTTTGAGCGTGGCGTTCTGAGGATCTGAGATGGCAGATAGAGCCAAAGCCAAGCGTCTTGCCAAAGAGCAGATGAAGTGCAATAAGCCTCGACGCACTCCTGATCACGACACCAAATCACATGTCGTCAAGGCATGTAAGGACGGTGAAGAGAAGATTATTCGCTTCGGTCAGCAAGGCGTCAAGGGTGCAGGTAAGAACCCTAAGACAGCTAAGGAAAAGGCTAGGAAGGCATCATATTATGCTAGACATAATGCTCAGGACGCCAAGCCCGACAAGATGTCTGCTCGTTACTGGAGCCACAAAGTCAAATGGTAATTTAAATGGCTGAAAAGAACTTTATTGACGACGCAATTAAGACTGAGGGTGCTTTCCGGAAGAAAGCAGAGGATATGGGCATGACTACCGAGGAATACACCCGCACGGTGACTTCCAACCCCAGTGCTTTCGATGAGCGAACTGTCCGTCAAGCTAACCTCGCAAAAACTCTAAGCAAGCTGCGTAAGCGCACCAGAGAAAAGGATGTGACAGAAGGCCCTGAATTGGGTTGATCTCAGTCCGCTATGGAAGATAAAGTCAAAAAAGTCATGTCTGAATTCAAGGCTGGCGAGTTGAAATCTAGCAGTGGTAAAAAGGTTACCAGCCGCAAGCAAGCTTTGGCAATTGCACTTGCTATGAAACAAAAAGGACGTTCAAATTAACGTCCAGGATCTCCACCATTTGGTGATGATGTATTTGTCTCCACTGACTGGAGGCAAAGCTTCGTGCATCGTTTTAATGTTTGGTCTGCCGTCGGGGTGAAGATTGTTCCAGGCAAGCAGCAGACCAGCCTTAGGCTTGATTTTTAGGTTCAGGTGTTTGAAATAGGTTTCACCCCCTTGTTCAACATCGTTTAGGTAAAGCATTGTGGTCCAAGACCTCTGCCCCATCCACTCGCAATAGACGTCATACTCTTTCGTGTCTGGATCAAAATAGTCCCAGTGCTCCTTAAAATACTGCCCAGGTTCATATTTTTGTGCTTGCATGCACTCTCCAAGAAACTGATCAAGCCCCATGAAGAAGGCAAGCTTTTGATCCAAGCTTAAGTACAGAGCGTCATCAAAGTAGTGCAGGTCTGCAGTTTTGCTGGTCCTGTAATCACTCACCTTGCAGGTGTCTTTGTCGTCAGAAACTGTCGAAGGTCGGAGGTTTTTGTCAATTCTTTCTCTAAATTGCTCGCAAATTTCAAGGTCAATAAAGTTTTCTTTTATATAAACTTGTGTGAAAGGGTAAAAAATGCGCCGACCATTACGTGCGACAGCGCAGCGTGCAAGTGCCTTGTAATCAATTTTTGCTGGAGCATCCTTGAAAGCATTGCTAGCAATGAGTTCTTCAATCTCGTAATCCGTTAACCCGTATTCTTCCATATACGTACGGACCGTCTGTGTTTTGCTGACGCCCCCTACAGCTGAATAGAGGAACTCTCGTTTTAGATCATCAGCTAACACCATATAAACCTCTCTTACAATACGGATGTAAGCCAATTTACTGCAGTGGCACTAGGAGCAGCAACATTTTTATGCTTGTTCGGCTGCTCTTATGTAGCAGGGCTGCTTTGCACCAGGAACCACACAGAGGACAATGAATCAGCCTACGGGAGAGCAGTTTCTGAAAGGGTACATCGACAGGGTCGAAAGATCTATGGACCCAGACGACGTCGATATGAAGACTGACGTCCCTCAGTTCACAGTGGACGAGCGGGAAGTTGTCTTGAAGCAGCCTCCGTATGGCCTCTGATTGATTAATAGTTCAGCGCTGGTAGGATACTTAGAAGGTTGAGAATTACCATGGATGCATTAGGGCTTCCAGTGGACGTGGAATTCCAAATCCACGCAGCGTCCTTAGCGATTCAGAACATGGATCGAGATGAGTTAGAAGAAGCGTTCATTGAAATGCTTCACCAGAAAGCACTTGATAAGCAAATGTTCTTAGGTGTTCTCAAAGACCATGGTATCGATGCCGATATCACTTTTAATTTCTCCACTATCGGACAAATTTCTTAATCATCATGGCTGATCGCATTATCACCGGAACCCTGGATACGTTCTCGGTTGACTCCGGTAGTGACGTCACTTACAAGGGTGCTGGCGTAGGCAACGATACTGGCCTTAGCCAGCGTGCTTTCGAGGTAAATCCCGGTACCACGGGCGATATTACCTTTACTCTCGACCGCTCTGCAGGTGTTGTCAGCTTAGAGATATTCCAAGACGACGATCATTCTGCTGGTTCTGCTCCCTCCGGATACCAGAAAGCGTTCAATGTCGCCCAGGCCGGTAAAGGTAAAGGTGCTGTGGGCGTCACGGTCACTGATGCAACCAAGAACTACATTGTGCTGTTGAAGCTCGACGGTTATTCTGAAGTCAGCTTCACCGGCCTTTGTGTCGTCCCGTAAACAAAAAGATCCTTTCAAAGAGCATCCACTGCTTACGGAGCTTGGGATTCAAATTATAAAGAAATACACAACGCCTCGTACCTACATCGGTATGGGGCGTTTTGCTTCCTACAAAGATTACGGCGAATCCATTTGGCGCATTGGCTACGGGACGAAATTTATTGGAGAGAGACCGGTAGCTCATAACGAGAAAATGAGCGAGAAAGAAGTCAATTCACTTTTCACTGAGGACCTCAAGAGATTCTCTGATGAAGTTTCGAATTATGTTTTTGTGCCACTCAACAAGAACAGGAAAGCGGCGCTACTGAGTTTTGCTCACAGCGTAGGTCTAGTCGGTTTTAAGAACTCGCGTCTTCTGGAGCTGATCAACACCCATGCCTCCAAAGAAAAAATAATTCGTGAGTGGAGCCCCTACATCAACACGTACTGGCTCTCAGGCGGTGACAGGATGCGTGATCGAAGACGTGTGGAGTTGAACACGTTCGTCTCCGGAGACAAGAAGATCCCTACCTTTACTCGTCACAAATGCGCTACAGCAGTCTGTCTGCTGAATTTGGCGGAGACCTACAATGGGTCCCCGACTCAGATCAAGGCTGTTGAATATTTAGAGCGCAAGATCAAAGAGTGGGATCCGACTGGTCGTTCGATTCGTCGTTTTTATCAGATGTGGCGTCAGCATCCAACTGGTCTAGGGTCTCCAGAGCGTCCGGAGAGAAATGCTTTAGAAGATCTATAGCGTCGATGATGGCCAGCTGAGGTGTGTAAGCTTTGATGAATTCTTCATACTCCATTGTCAGCTCTTTTCTTCAGTGAAAGTTTCAGTAGTACGAGATAGCCAATTAAATCAGTAATCACATCCTCGTCATCACCGATAAGGCCTGCTCCTTGCTGGATACGATTAAGTTTATCGTCAATACGTACCAGAATTTGTTCTACATCGTCTGCCTTGCTGAAGACTCGAATCGGCTCGAGTGCTGAGTTCCCGTACTTTCTATTCTTGTAAAGCAAGAGCTCCTTAATGTCATCACAGATCAAGCTAATTTGAGCTTGGGTTTCAGTGAGGGTCATTAGAATGAATAAATGAACGACCAATTAAGCCAAGCATACGATATCGATAACCGCCGTGCAGGCAGTTATACTGTCAAACCCGGACAAGATATCTCCGCCACTGATAACGATACAGCTAAGTTCTTTTTAGATAAATTTGTAGACGCCCGTCGAGAGAAAGCAGAACCAAACATGGAACAGGAACTCCGCACGGAGGATCGTTTCATCGTGGCAGGACCTGGAGAGGCAAAGTACAGTCTCCGCAACGGATTCCGAGCTAACATATAACTCGTCCAAGCTCCGAGAACACCTCTTCGAAGCGTTCGGTCTGCTTGAAACCGAGAGATAACCTGGGCAGGTAAACGAAATAACCCCAGTGCATAGGGTTTTTATTAGTGAAATATTTTTTACCGTGAATCAAGTTTGGCCTATCCGTGGGGAAGCACATCGGGAAGTCCCAGACCTCCGGACAGATCCTCAACATCTCTGGATACGTGGTGTAAAACAAAGCTTCAGGTATGTTCCTGAGCTTCCATTCTTTTACAAGACGTCTAAACCAGATTACAGAGGGGGCTTTTGAGACTTTTCCTCCACGCTTGCTCCAACGCCAGGTCCCTCTCTTAATGCTCCAAGTGCATCGTCCGTAAGTAGGCGGGAACAGGTAAGTCACTCCCGTCCAGGGTGTCTCAATGTTGAGCCCGTCTTCTTTAAGGGTATAGATTTTTTTCGCTTGGAGACCTTGAAGATTAGCGTCGTGGTTTGAACACGGGTCTAAGTCAATCTCTCCAAGCAGTGCGTCGATGAAAGGAAGATATTCAGCTGGCGTCAGCCAGTCCTCCTCAATATGTTCGATCTTGCCATAGATGTTCCGCAGGCTTAACCAGTTGTTGGCTCCGCGTTTCAAAGCATCAAAAAGCTGGAGTTCTCTTCGTCATGCTTGTAGTGAACCAAGGCAAGCTCATTCTCATCTTGGATGAGAAACAAGGACTCTTTGGTCGGGTCGATCTGTTCCGAACGACGGATGGCTGATTGGAACACCTCTGCGACACTCTCCTGATCGCGGTAATCATCCAAGGCGTTGATCAACGCGTCGACGCAGAGATAGAACATACTATCTTTATCCTCTGCCTGAGGCTTGAATACAAGTACACCAGGGCCTTCTAAGGCGTAGAACTTGGTATAAAACTCGCACATGTCAGCGCAGATACGCTCGATGCTGAGTTTCATGAGCGTCTCTTCGGTTTCGCCAGTGGTGTTCTGAAGAAGACGGGTCAGGAGTTTGTTTCTACGGCTTGTCATGGCTGTTCAGATTCAATTAATATTAGAGGCCTTTGCCTCTTCAGTTTTGGGCTGCTCCTTAAGCTTTATAAAATGAGTAAGCCCGGAGCGTTTTAGGGTTTCCAGTAATTTGGGGAGCGGTTTGTACAACACAACAGCTTTCTGCATGTTGCCAATCTTCTTGATCAGTTTACCGTTTTCATCCCGTAGTTTGGTCAATTCCCCTTGACGGATCAAGTACTCTGCCACGCAGCGGTATCGACGCTTCTCTGCCAGATTGATGTCTGGATACCGATCGCAGATGGTGCTGATTTTCATATCACTGAACGTGATCCTGATTTGATCAGCCAGGGATAGACCCAAGACCAGGTCAGATGTGCTCGTTTCGTAGCCGCACACAAGCTCCAGATACCTTCTCAGGTCAGGAGTTTCAAAGCTTCCTGAGGGTGGAATGAACATCTCCACCTGTTCAGCCAGTGACGTTACGAGGGTGTCTTTGTAATTCTCTACCGTTACCTGACTTATATCTAAATCGACGAAACGGTAGCTCTGGTAGGAATTAGTTGAAGCTTCATCCGGTTCGAACTCCGTACGCGATAAGACATCAAGCCAGTCCTCTCCGGTGGTTTCTTCCATTAGAGAACTTAGTCTTGACAAATCTTAGCTGTTTTTCTGTATTCGTCCCATTGGCGTTGATGCTCAAGAATTAGAACCAGCTCGTAATAAGAACGGATCGGAGCGAAATGCTCTTTGAATTTTATTGTCTTCATCCAGTCCCGTCCATGTGTTTCCACCAGCCTCTTCTTACACTTTTCGATGTCGCCTCCGTAATTTTCAGCTTCCCATAAGGCTTTGGCGAGGTTTCTCTGCTGATTTGTCAGAAGCGTGAGGATCTCCTTTGTGGACAGCTCTTGTATGAGTTCGCTAAACTCTTCTATGAAAGGATATTTTTCACCATGCGTCGGCCTATCACTTACGCTGAGCTGCTGCTGGCGACAGTCATCATCATTGTGGGAGTCACTGGTGCCCCGCATTTATACGAGTTTGTGACAGATAGAATTAGTATAGAAATAAAAGTGAAGTAAGACAATGGGCGGTGGTAGCAGCGAAACTACAACTGTTTATAGGCAGAAACCTGCCCAGCCGATTCTCTACAGGAAATTCATTCCTAAAGAGAGCTATGAAGACGTACGTGATTACGTCAAGCGGATCGATGCAGACACCGCAGCCTTGCAGAAGGATCGCTACACAGAGGTAGGCACCCCTGCAGAGATCCGTGCACGCGATGAGCGACGTCGCACTATGGAAGCCGCATCTTATTTAGCTTCTTTGCCTGGCAGCTTTAAGGATCCTGGTCTCTTAGAGGTTAAAGAAGATGCCTCTGGTAAACCCATCGCCAGCCCTGGTCTTGCAGCTCCCACCAATACGCAGCAGGCCGCCGTCGCTGTCGGTTCCAGTAATCTTGTGAAGCAGGCAGAAGCCCTCAAAAAAGCAGAGGCAGCTAAAGCCGCTAAGCCTGAGTCAACGGTTGACCCCAGCAAGTACGATCCTTCCTACGCAAAGAGGGATTGGAAGAAGTTTATGGACGTCTGACCCAGTCAGCTTTCCTGGAGCCACTCCTTATAGGTATCCATTAAAAACTCATAGACATGAAAGGGGATGACAGCTACAGCTTCATCCTCATTTTCTATGCAATAGTGCACGTTATCGAGGCATACTGCGTCCATGATTAGCTCAATGTCTGCTTCATGTTTTTGAATGACACAGAGATCCGCCATGATTTATTGCACTATTCCTAGACTTTAACAGCAATTTTTAAGATTGCCTATACAGAACCAAAGTCTAACGAATCGACAGCGCCATCAGCAACCGATGCAAAATCCAAGGATTCTTCAACGTTCTCATAAACGAAGCGCCAGTCCACAACCGACACGTTGACACTAATTGAGTAAACGGTTTCCATAAACCGAATATCATTAGTAATCAGGAATAAATAATCGCCAGGATCCAGTCTGGTGGACGGATAATCCTCGAGCTTGAGGTTCTCTTCGTTGTAATCAATCGAGCTCTCAGGGCTGACATAGCCTTCGTCGTTGATCGGCAGCTCCTCACGCCGGCCGTCCGGCAGAATCTTGTAAAAAGCGACGAGGGTGTTCCTGTTGGTCTCTCTGGTATAGGCAAACTGACTGAAGTTCTGAGTGAACTGGATGGAACGGTTTCGGTTTAGCTTGATTTTGTAGAACGTGGTGACACGCCTTGTGAGGCCACCATGCTTATTGTTCAGCGTGACCGCTCTAAATACAGAAGAGAAATCGCCCAGATCAATAGGGTTATAAAGGCTATCTCCAGGCTCCGCAGGGCGTGGATCAGAACCGAAGTAGGAGGTAGGACCGTAGGCGGTTGGCCCTGAACCTCCAGTAGGATATGCCTGAACAGTTCCAAAGTTCGCGAACCCGGAATTAGATGGTATCGTCGTTAGAAATCTCGCCATCTTTTGACATTAATCCGGTAAACAGACCATTAGTCCTTCCGGATTCTTGATATTTTTCTTCAATAATTATAGCCCGCTCAGGATAAAACCCTTCGTCAGAAAGAGTCTCCTCGAGGTCAAAGGCTAAATTATTAATCATGCACCGCAGATCAGACTCAGCCTCTTCGAAATCCTCCTGCCACTTGACACCCCAGTGGACTACACCACCAATCTCAATCATCGCGCAGTATTTGCGCGTCGAAGGATCAAGATGGTAGTGACTCGGGACTATCATCGCCGTCTTGGATGCCGGCTTTTTTGAAGTGCTCGAAGATGTTGACATAGTTCAACTGAATGTTCTCAATTTTAGAAGGCACAGGTACATCGTCAAGTCCACGTGCTTCTAAGTGCAGTGGATTACAGCAGAACTTTTCACATGTTTTCCTGGTGTGAATCCTGTACTTGCCTACAAAACCTCGACTCAGCCAGAACGCAACCCGCATCGCTGATTGAGTGGCGCCAGAGTGGACCGGTGATGGACAGTAAGCGACTGACTCAGACGCTCCTTTCTTCGTGGCCCCTAGCCAGGGCCAACACTCGTCTTCCCCACGAACATCAACCTGGTCCCAGAAGCGCTTTACGGTCCAGTACCAGCGATAGTCGAACTGAGTGACGTCGACAGTGCACTTGCCCTGCTTGAGCTCCTCGAGGCAGTCCAGGCACTCACCCATGTGCCCGAACCGGCCTTTGTGTTCCTTGGTCCCGTTGCGGTGCCAGGGGCACTCCATTTCGCTTGTCATGTGGAAGTCGAGCTCATAACGACGGACTTCTTGGGGATGACTCGAAGCAAGGTGATGGAGAACCTTTTCGAGCGTGTTCCAACCCTCCCGAAGGGTAGGTGCATCCGTCTGGTCCTGCACGGCCTCAAAAGTTTGCCCTAAACGGATTTTCCGCACCCTTTGGTAGGAAACATTAAAACGCTTTGATACTGCCTTACTCGAGAGACCTTCGTCAGCTCCTCTAATTAGATCGACGAGTTCCGGCGTAAGCACATCTCCGTTTCTTTGGTTTGTTTCCATGCGAACGTCAGCTTTCGTCCCGTAGTAGTAGTGCGTCGGATTCAAGCAGTATTTACAGACACAAGTATGCCTCCTGACGATCACAGATTTACCTGCTTCAGGAAACTGACCAATCATCGCCAACAAGAAAGGCCTGGCGTCCATCGTTTTGTAAAACAGATGGTTGCGTTTGCTGTTGATGAAGCCAGAGAAGATTCGGTGCCTTGACTTCTTCAGGTCCCAACAGGCGCCCTTACCAGCGAACCGCATGAAAACTTGAAATGCCTTCGCGAAGACGACTGCATCAGGAGCGATCAGGCCGTTGTCGCGGAAGAATTCGAGGGTTTTCATTAGGGGAGTCAGGGTTTGACCAGAACGGTAAGGTGAAACCCCCATTGCGTCAACGAGTTTGCCGTGGAACACCAGACATGATTTTAGAACGTCCTTTTTACTTCTTTCTATAGAGAGGGGGCCTAGGTCATTGTGCGTTCATTTTTTATCTCACACTCACCTAGACCCCCTTCCTATACGTCTAAATGAAAAGCCGGCTCTAAAATAGTGTTTGGTAGACCACCGACCAAAACCATTGTGCCGCAGTGGGTTTCGAGCGCTCTTCGGACTCTCTCGCGCCTCCCCTCTCTATAAATTGATATCAAAATCGAACGTTTTGCTGGGCTTGTGGTTGTAATAGTCTTCATATACCTGAGCAAAGTTCATAGCTCGGTCAATACATGCGTTGTAGGTACACAAACCTCCTCCTGGAGAACATGTTCTGTATTCCTTGCGATTGAACCCTCGATTGAGTAACACAACAGTGGAACCTTTCGGGAAAGTTTTGATGTGTTCCATCGATTTGCTGGTCGGTGTTACTATTGTAGAAAGGATATTTTTGTACAGTTAGCTAAAATGCTACCTTTTGTTCTACCTGCTTTATACGGAGCAAAGGCAATTTCTACGGGACTTGCGGCACTAGGTCTCGGTGCAACTGTTCTGCCCCCGGCGATTGATTTCGCTAAAAATTATGCAAAGAGAGGGCGAACAAAAGGTGAATCAGGCATGAGTTTATTCGGTGGAACTGATTTCACGGCGCTTCCTGGTGGTACGAATTTCGAAACGGGAATGCGTCCGGGAGACAGAGATAGAGAGATGATTGAACCTGAAGCTTCGAGCGTTGAGCCTTCACCTATTCAAGTTTCTGATGAGACGCGAAAATTAGCTTTCGAAAAAAAGGCTCCCGGAACTACACCTCAATCTCTTAAAGATTACTATTCAGCACAAAAAGCAGTCGGTGCGCTAGAGAAAGAAGGTTTGACTGCGGCTTTTGGAGGCGAGGGTTCAGCGATGGGACAATGGGCTCAGGCAAATCCTGATTTAGCTCTTCGCTTGCTACAAAAACGTGAGGCCAAAGGTATGGCCACCGTCGGGGGCAAAGCGGTGCCTCTCGAGGAAGAAGCCACTGTTGAAATGTCTCCCATGGAGCGCATCAAATTTATTCAAGGAGGATTCCGATGATGTACAACCCAGCAGGGTTCGATGCCCAAGGGCTCGATATGAATAGTGATCTTGGTGATCCCCGTCGCCAGGAGAAGCTTCCCGGTGGTTATGCCACACAGGGACAGGCTGTCAGCGCTCCTTACGCTGAGGCCAATATGAAAGCGGCTGAGAAAACCAACCCCATGAACGCCGTTTCACAAGAGCCCGGTAAAGATTTCTTGGCAGCCTATCTGAAGAGTGGCATGGAAATTAAGAAGCAATTAGGTCTTTAATTATGGGTGACAACGATTTTCCAACCGTGATGGCTAACGGCGCTTTTCTTCAGGGCTTCATGAAGAAAAAAGGTATGATTTCGGAGCAAGTGACGGGTCAACCGCCTCGCGCTCTGTCTTACGAATCACAGCAAGTGCTTGGTGGTCCTGAGATTGCACAAGTGCAGTCAACCGATATGCCTGCAATGGGACCTGAGATTCCTCAAGGCATGGTTGGCCCTGCGACAGAGAGCATGTTCCCTGGTTATTTGCAGAGAAGAGACGAGTTATTGCGTCGCTTGGGACGCCTTAAAAAGGTCTAGTCACCCCGCCATTTCAAGGGTTTCTCGTTCAACGGGCAGCCCTTGAAGTCTTGGATCTCGTCGACTGCTAAGACAAACATGCAGGTGAAGCCGAGTATGAAAGCGAAGAGGACCTGAGGAAAGTTGTAATTACAGTCGTTAGCTGTAGCGTCTTCTTCGTCGTCGTGAGGATGCCAGCTCATGACTCACTGTCTCCCGTGGAGAAGACACAGTCCATGTATGCCCGATAGAAGGCATTTTTTAGTATCTGCAGGTTTTCCTGTTCAACCGGGCGCCCACCTGGCCAGTTTTTACATTCCTCTACCAGCAGGTCAAAAATCATTTTGACTGCCCGGCCGTTGAGTTTCATGGTTACCTCGCATTGTTCGAGGTTCATCACTCAGGGTTTTCAATCTTGGTCAGCGGAGCGATCACCTGAATCGGGTCTTTTTTCCCTTCTGTGATCGCTTTCGCTCTGATGTAGAAGTCGTTATTGGTCGCCCCGACCTCCTCAAGATGCTTGTAGATCTTCGCCCAGTTCTCCTTCTGATGGCTGTCCATGAGACTCCTGTTTGCGGTTTTCCGGGAGAATTGTTGGAGTGTCCTTAAACTTCTGATCAGAATTGCGGAGTGCAATCCCTTTCAGGTAGGGCTTTCCAAGCTTTGAGAAACCTGTGACAGTGTCATTTCCGAGCTGGTTCTTGCAGCAGTCAAGAAGAAGCGCGATGAAACGTTTCTGTCCGACGGGCTTCGATCCCGTATCTTCACAATAGGACGCGTAACTCGCATAAAGGTGGAAGTTGCTGTTACAATACCGCTCTTGTGCATCCTTCGCGGCGGGGATCTTTTTGCCGACGGGTGTGACAGCTTTTTCACAGAGAATCACTTCTGACTGAAGCCATTCGACGAGGTTGTTGCTGTTGAGCATGATCTCGTTTCTGACACGCTTCAGCGAAGGAACCATCTCGTACGTGTCGAGGAGATATCGACGCATCTCAGCATCAGTCATCTGCAGAACCCAGTTCACTAAGCCGGGTAAACAATGCTTCCATAAGCCTTTTATGACTCCGTTGTCGACCTTGATCATCTCTTTGGCCTCAGAGTTCTTGTTGTAGAGAGGCCGGTTGAATTCAATCGTCAGACGACGACGCGTCAGTCCGGAGGTGTTGTCGGTGGTCTGGATTGGTTCGTTGGCGCAAACCATGACCATCCCGGTGTAGACGAAGGGTTCGCCCACGTTTTTATTCTTCTCCTCAAAACGGAGGTTGTCACCGCCTGTCAGGGCCTTGAAGATCTGAGCTGATCCGCCGTATCGCTCGGAGTCATTGATCAGAGTCAGACGCTTGCCCTTGATTGATGCCACCTCAAAACGGGATTGCTCGAGCTGGTTCAACGTGGTGCTGGCGTAGTTTCTTGCACCGACAAGGGCACAACACAGGTTTGCGAAGGTTGATTTGCCGCGTCCGCCGGGTCCGATCACTTCCAGGAATCGCTGGATTTCGTGACCCTGGCCAACCAGACATGCTTTCAGCCATGCACGCAGTACTTGCACACGGTCGGTGTCACCGTACTGAGTACGAGTCAGCCACTCGATGATGGGTCCGGGATCAGCATGAGGGTCGTAATCGAAGTCCAGACCCCAGGTTATGTAATGCTCAGGGCTGTGCTCTAGGAATTCACCTGTAGAGATCTCAAGCACACCATTCGTGAAGGCCAGACGATCATCGTCGTCATCCCAGTAAGTGTGGGCAATGTAGGCCTGGGTCAGGCTGACAACATCATTCAGTAGGGTGTTATTGAATCCGCCGGGGAGGGGGATGCGCTCACGAACGAACAAGTCTTGGATGAAGTGTTTGTACTCGTGCTTGTACTCCTCACGCCGCCAGACACCTTTGCTCTGCTGGTAGAACATGAAGACTTCGTACTTCGGATCGAAGCGCCACCCGCATTGGATGACCATTTCGGTAGCGAATTCCGCAAGTTCAGAGCTAGGGGGGTTTTTGGGTCGCCGTTCCCGCTTCTTCCGTTCCTGAATTTCGGCACGCATACTGTTATCCGGCAAGCCCATGAGGCTTTCGAACACGGCTTCTACCGTTTCCTGCTCTGACATATCGTCTTGTTTATCGGTGAAATATTCTTGAGCTTTTTTGACGAGAGCCTCAGGAGACTCGACGACATAATTCCCAAGTTCTATATATCCATCTTCCTTCGCCTTAGCCCTGAGCGAATGCAATCCACGTGAACCTTCGGGACTCGGTCCACCCGGTAGCCGCTCGAAGGAACGCCACTTCTCTTCGCAGACACCTTCTTCAAAATTAGGAGCCTTCTCAGACCACACGACCCAGTCCTCGAGAAGTGAGTCGTCGACTTGGTGTAGACACATTCCGACTGCAACCCACTCCTCGTAATCTGTTGCTCGGTCGAGGCTCAGATACTCGAGGTAGATCTTTGCTTCAGCAATCGATTGCTCTTGCTGAAATACAGAACCTTCCTCGTAGTTGAGATTAATGTTCTGGGTGACTACGCCGTTTGTGACAGGCTTCCGGTACTTGTTTGTAGGGAATGCCTTCTGGATCTCGTCGTACAGCCACTGAGGCAGCTCAGGGGGGTTCTTGGCGTGTTCGAAGCCGCCGTGAGTGGTTGTGTAGTAGCCGTCAGTGTCAGGGTGGACGCCCATGATTGCGCCCTGACGAGAACGGAAAAGGATCTCGAATGAAGGGACCCCGATCTTAATTGTTGCCTTGTCGGGCAGCAGTGAGATCTTGGAACTTGGGACGCTGAAAAGCATCCGTTGACGTCCTTCCTTACCAGAAGAAATTGTCAGCGTGCTGGGGAAGATAGAGTCGAGCGGTCCACCTGCACGTTCTTCGAGGGCAGGGATTGCATCTGGACCATCAATATCAACCCAAATCAGGCCGCCTTCGTTCGACCATTGGCCGGACATGAGCCCAACGCCAGTCGCCCTACCTTCTTCAAATTCTTTTTTGATTTCGTCAAGGCTGAAGGGCGTTGACGTCCAACCAGGGGTGTACGCCCGCTTACCACGAAGCGGCGTAAGTGCCCAGTCTTGGGGTATCAATTCCAGGTTTATTTCACCCGGAGCGATGTGAAGGTGCGGTTTCTTGGGTTCAGGAGCGGCGTTGGTCACTTGCTATATTGTGCGGTTTTTGCTCCGGGCAAAGGGTAGTCACGCAGGACTGGTGTGAAAACCTCTCGTCCGTTTATTTTCCGATTTCTGTATAGGTTTACATTAATTTACGCGGGATGCATTTGTACTTGACATCCCGTTTTTGTGCGTTATCCGTCTTCAGAAACTGCTTCCATTTCAAGCTCAGCTGCTTTTTGAGCCGGAAGAATCTCTGAGTAGTACTTCTCTACTGTGCTCAACCACTTCTGCTTGTACTTCTCGATGGTTCCTGCCTGAATGGCAAACACCTGAACGGTCTCCCGAGTTGCGACGAATGTCATACAGAGCTCAGGCTTGATGTTGACCGTGTGCTCGAGGCCCAGGGCATACGCAGCCAGCTGGAGTTGGCACTTTTGATACTTCATAAATCCTGCACGGCGCATGCCGTACTGATTTTTCGGAGTTTCAGGTCCAGGCCACTTTGAATAGTAGGGACCGTTGCTTGTTTTTAGGTCACCTAATACGATTTTGCCCTTGTACTCAGCAACGATGTCGGGTGCACCGGCCCAGCCCCAGTTTTCCTCTTCGTTCACGCCGGGATGCCATACCCTCGAGATGCCGTCGCCGCCCATCGTCCAGCCAAAATCGCCTGCCTTGGCTGGATTTTCAGCCCAAATTACGTTCTCTAGCTTCTCAAGATTTTGGGGCAGACCCTCCCAGAAAGAGGCGATCTCAGGGTCATCGATGACAGGATTACGCTCAATTCCGAGCAAAAACTCCTCCATCAATGAGTGAACTTTCGTTCCCCGGGCAGCTGCAGCTTCTCGTCCACCCGGATTTTTCTTGGCCCAACGTTCAAGCGCAGCCTTATTTCCTCCAGTCGCAGACAGGATTGTCGTTACTGAAGGCAGGGCACCATACGGTGTTTTGTAGTGACGTGACCCATTGATAGTGAGTCGTGTATCACCCTCAGATCGATAATCGAACAATCGACTATTGCAGATCTCAGGAGAATACGGGTCCTAAATCTACGAACCGACCTCAATAGTGCTCGGTTTCGGGTGGCTTTTCTTGGAAGCAATCTTCGATGTTAGCTTGGAACTGCAAAGATTGGTATTCAGAAACGTGCTTTTGAATCCTAGAATGGATATTAAAAGCCGATTTGATGGCATCTTCAGGGCTGATCATTAGCTTGCTGTTCGCCAACAACCCAGCTGTCAGAATGGTTATCGTCAGTTCTTGTGGGTTCGGCGTGAATGCACGCAGAGACTTCCCGTTGTCGGTGAAAGAGGAGAGCAAAAAGTTGATGATCTCCAGATTTCTTTCACTATTGGATTGATCGCTCATGCCTGATCCTCCAGATCTTTGACTTCATAAAGGGTGATGGTCTGGCGTTTAATCACAGGGACAAGGATTCCCTCATCTTTTAACGCTTGAATGCGTCGCTGAATGGTTCGATGATTACGTCCGAATTTTTTGACAACCTCGGTAATGGGGATCAGCACGAAATTGCTCTCGGCGTACTCCGTCGAGATTTCTAAGAGATATTCATGAATGCCCATTGCTAGGTCATCCATGAGATCTGTCATCACCGGACGTACCACTTTCTCGCCTAAACCTAACTAAGTTTAGATTCTACGGGGTTCTTACTCTCAGGACCCGCACTCTTTTCTTGTCGTGCCAAGTACTTTTGCACGCCTGATTTAGCTGTCTGCAGGTCCATGGTCCAACAAAGTTCCCAGTCATGTGCCTTACTAGGAAACTTATATAAAATGTGTCCAGTGTTCCCGTGCTTCAGACTTTTGATCTCGTAGTCTTCGTAGATGATTGAATCAAGGATCTCAGACTTTTCGCCGCGATACTTAAACTTTTTAGCTTGCCTCATTCTTGAGGATGCAACAACGGGACAAGCTTAATTACCCTAATCCTGAATCACTCAAACATCGCATTGAGCGCTTGCTTCTGAATCGATGCACGCAGCTGCCTTTCTTTATCGGCGGCCAGATGCATTGAACTGACTATGGCGCACGCAGTGAATCCGTCCTCTGTCAAACAGACATGCACGCATCCGTCATCAAGCGTGCTCATTTCGAGATTGTAACCATTGCTCATAGTTTTGACTTTGCTCTTGTAATTGATTCAGCCTTTTCTGGTACAAGTTACTGACCCAGGAGAGCTCTGACTTCTGAGCGTTGGCTGCCGCTTCAATCATGTCGCGGTAAGACTGACGTTGTTCTGGTTTCATGACTTTACAATTTTAACTAGAAGAAATTCCTCAACCCCAGTATCGAAAAACTCCAGGACATCATCATCCTTCCAACCAAGTCGTTCCATAAGGTCGGTTGGGATTTCGAGGATGCTTTCTCTGTCGAGAGTGATGCACCATCTTTTTTTGATGTCTTTGTCAAAGTCATACTCACACTTGAGTTCGGCTTCGTACTTGTTGCCTGAGAGCTTTGTGCAGCGAAGGAAGGGCAAGAGGGGATTGCTTGGACGACCTAAGATTATCGACCGCCCAAGTAAGGTCAAGTGTGGTCAGACACCTTTTTGCAAACGTTTACGAAGACCGTAGGAAAGTGAGACTCTCCTGACAAGCCTTGCGGCATCTGGGGCCTCAGAGGGAGTTTGCATTAGAGTCTGACGCAATTCTTCCTTGTCGGCATACACGTCTTCACGTTTTTTGATCACCTCACCATCACGAACCGTCTCCACGGTTACTGTCTTCTTGATGCCAAACTTACGCTTTTCAGCTTCAGTCCAGTCCTCAAAATTTTCTTCTACTTTAGGCAGGACGTTTTTGATCGTGGCTTGATACTTAAGTCCAGTCGGCTTCGAGCTTATCAATTGACTTTGATATGCTGCCTTAATAATGTTAATAACCCTCTTGCGTTTGGTCTTCCAGTAGTCAACATTATCTCGCAAATCATCGAGCTCTTTTGTAAACTGATCAATGCAGTTATCACACTCTTTGATTACGCTGATGATCGCGTCAAACTTGTAGGCTTCACGGCTCTTCAGATCCTTCCAAAGCGCTGCAAGCTCCTGCCGTTCCTCCTCATCGATGTGCGGCAGGTCAATGAGATCCTCGATCATCTTCTGATCTTCAAGGATTTCTTTGTAGGTTTTGCGGTCAGCCATTGTAAAGGTTTCGCAAGGAGAGATAATCCTTCTCCTGATCGAAGTAGAGGGAGAAGAGATAACGAGGGCCGTCGAGGTTGATGACCGTGTGTGGCACCTGGTTGTTGAACAAGTAGAAGGTCTCGGGCTCATACTCCAGCTCGATCACATCTTTGTTCAGGCTGTCGCGTTGGCGCCCAAAAAGTGTGTGACTGTTGTTCTCTGTGCTGAACAGAAGGTTCACACAGGATTGCCGGAACTGGTCAATATGCCAGTCATAGACCGAGTTTTCCTCGACACGGAGAAGTCCGAGGCGGCCGATCTTCCAGATATGATCCAGCTCCCTAAGTGCCGGCTCAACCTTGATGAATTCAGAGGGAAGTGGGACAGCTTGAAAGCTGAAGTGCTCTTCCCAGCTGGGGTTTTGACCTAGCAGCCACTGGATGTAATCAGTGATCTCTACCGCTTTCTGCCGCAGGGGCGTGAAGCAGTCTTCCGGATTCACTTTCCTTGGCCGCGATAGGGCTTTTGTCCCTTGACTTTGAACGATCCGCGCTTGCGTCGACCGTTCCCAATGGACGTTTTTTTAGGAGTCGATTCGACGGTCTGGGCGTTGTTGAACGACTTCCGAGCTGCCATGGAGCTAAGTAAGGTATTCAGATGATAGACAGCATCAGGGTTCTGTCAATAGAGAAAATTTTATAAAGATTATTTCGCTACCTGAGTGTTACATATTGCACTCATTGTTAGAATGATGATTATGTGAAAACTCAATGTCTGACGAGTTCGAGATCATTGAAATCCCGTTTGAGGGGTTGGATATGTCGAAGACTATTGAAGATGAGTTTTTAGAGGCGCGAATAAATCAAGAGATTGACGCAGCGACAGATTTGAAAGAGTTGCGTGAGGCTGCAAAGAAACTTGTCCAAGTAGCTACCGCAAGACAGGCTGCCATTCGCGGGTTGTGTAAGCGTCTCGTTCAATACGAAACATTAGCCCTACAAAATTTTCTTAACGATGAAACCAGCTAAGTATTCCAAGAAGTACGCCAAGATTCAAACCAAGGCAGAGCTCTGCACGAGTCGTGAGGAGGCGCTTGAGATCTTGAACAAGGCTGAAAAACTGCAGAAAAAAACGAGGGCTCTCACCCCCGTCTACGATTGATGGAACTTAAGGCGGCCTGAGCGCCTTAGTTCTGGACCACATTTGTAAGCGGGGACTCTCCTCAGCCCCCGCACAGTATGTAAGAGAATCTGTTAAGGATTCCAGAAAAAGGTTACTTCAGTCCACCTTCGATAGCCCCGGTCTCGTCTTTTGAGGCGAGCATGGCGCGGATGCCACCTGAACCCTCAGGCACAGGCAGGGTCAGGTTGGTCAGGTCGACACCTGGTGCCAGAGCATTGATGCCAATCTCCTTTTCGCATTGCTTGAAGAACTTGGCGCAGTAGACCTCCATGGTCACACTTTCGTGCACATCCTCGATGTAATCAATGTCTTCGCCTTTCTTCGGGAAGAACTCCTCGAGGTTCTTGGCGGTCGGTTCCTTCCAGGTCTTGGGCACTGCGATTGCAGACTTCTGCTTCTCGCCGTACATCACGGTCCCGAAGGTGGGGGTGAAGATCGCAGCTGCAGCCTGTTTGGGGTCAAAGCCCGTGGCGCTCTTGAGCTCGTACTTGTCGCTGAATGCGCCTTCGAGTTGCTCGAGGAAGCGCCCATAGGCAGACACGAACTCGCGTGATGCACCACCGTGGAGTGACAGGATCAGCGGCTTTTTGTGTGCAGCCGCACCGTCCTCATCCACCAGATACATAAGGATCAGGCGGCGACGCTTGTAAGGACAAGGTTGACCGGGGTTCTTCTCTTCCCAGTCGTCGTAGAGATAGTTGTCTTGCGGGTAGATACCGACGATCTCACCCTTGTTTTTGGAGTTCTCGATGAAGGTGGTGTCCTTCGGGTTGCCACCGTGGATGATCAGCATCCGTGGGGTCTTAAAGAACATGCCCTTCTCGGTGTCTCCAGTGTTGAAGACGTGCTCGTAGTCGGCCTCCGCATTGGGGAAGTCGTCAGCGTCGCCGGTGAAACCGCAACGATCGAGAGCGTTTTGTTTGATGAACAGACCGGGCTTGGTCTTTTCATTGAGGATCTGTGCGATTGCGAGTTCACGCATCACACCCTGGTACTTCTCAGTGTTCAGGTAACGGTCAAGAACTGACATAAGTTTCAACGGTATGGACAGAGAAAAAGCCCTGGTTCCCCAGAGCCTTCCCTCTCGATATGAAGCTAGCGACGGTACCAAAACGGCGCCATAAAATCAAAACGGAATTTCATCCCCTCCAGGGACGGGTTGGGGGATCACAGTTTTGAGTGCACTCGCAGTCACTTCCTCCTTCTTGGGAGCTGCTTTGTCGGGGTTGTTCTTTCCGAAGAAAGTGTATTGACCGCCCCGGATCTGCACCTTGTAAGCGCTTCGGGGGCCGTCCTTCCCTTGCCATGACTCGTAGCGGAGCTTGCCCCCGATGGCGATCTGCCGACCCTTGTAGATGAACTTTTTGAAGCGGGTAGCGTCATCACCCCATGCATCGAGGCGGAGAGGAACATCATCTTCCCAGCTGAAGTTCAGAAGCTTTTGCGCTGGTGCTTTACACAGCATTCCGCAACCGAACAGATCTTCCCGGCGTTCTTCGGCGATGAAACCAACGCCACCGGCGGCCTGTACTTGGTTCAGCATGATGCCGCCAGGGACAGTCTGGATTGGTGTAGTCGGAGCGATGTACATCTTGTAATCGCTTTTGCTGGGGTACATTCGCCCAGTGAAGATCAGGGTTGTGCCTGCCTCGTAAGCATCAGGACAGAAGCTGTCACCGGCTGCCCTGGTTGGGATCAGATAGACAGGGATGGGGAGTGCTTTCGAGCCCATGGTTTGGATCTCGACGTGCATGCATCGGACACCGTTTTCGGTTTGAGCGGTGCCGACGAACTTGGCTGTTGCGGAGAGGATGTTCATTAGATTTGAGGATCTACAATCTCGTGACCGATTCCGGCCTCATTGAGTAGTGATGCGGCGAGGCGGAAACTGTCGAGCCACCTGTCAGCATTAATGGTGTGGGCTGAAACAACGACGGTCGAAATGCCAGCGTTGATAAGTACAGCAGCACAGCGACTGCATGGATGGAAAGTGACGTACGCAGTAGCGCCATTAGTACTGACCCCGTGGAGTGCAGCAGTTGTAACAGCGTTGACTTCTGCATGAACCGTGATTTCGTACTTAATCTCACGGTTACCGAGGCGCTCGAGAGAATCCTCGACACCTGCAGGTAAACCGTTGTAGCCAAGGCTGACGACTTTCTTGTCCTTGACAAGTACGCATCCGACTTTTGTGCTGGGATCCTTACTCCAGCTGGCGACTTCGTGGGCCAGCTTCAGGAAACGGACGTCCCATTTGCCCTGTGTGAGTATGTTCATTTCTTCAGAAGGTTATCCTCGATACGTTTTTTGATTTCTTCTTGGATTTGGGTCAGCCTGTTTTGCCAGACCTCCATCCATTCCTCGAGGTCATCGTGCATCTCGACAAGATCGAGATAGCTGAATTTGTCGAGAGCGCCCTGTGTGATGGTGGGCTTGTCTGAGTTCATGGTGCTTCAGAGGAGCCAACAAACTGTAGTTGGACCGCATAGAATTGCCATATATAAAAGTGTTAAGAAACATTCCGCAATAGAGAAATGAGTCAAACACGCGCCCAACTTCTGAAAGGTTTTAGCAACACGTCTGCACCTGACGATGCAATCACTGTCACTAGTTCTGGTAACGTTGCCATCGGAACGACAACTGCTAGCACCAGGTTAGACGTAGAAGGGAATGGTGTTCCTGTCGAAATTAACAGCGCAAATAGCAATTCAAATAAAGTTCAATTAAGTGATGCGGGTACAGTCCGAGGTTACTTTGGAGCCTCATCAACCGCCTCTTTTATTGTTACAAGTAGCGGTGTTTCTGAGCAGTTAAGAGTCCAATCAGGCGGCGGTATTTCTTTTAACGGCGACACGGCTACTACAAACGCTCTCGACGATTATGAGGAGGGCACTTGGACTCCTGGAGTCTCGTCATCTTCTGGTACGATTACCACGGTCGGAACTGTTGGTGGCAGATACACCAAGATTGGGAATGTTGTTCATCTTCAATTTACAGCAGGTGTTACAACGGCGGGCACCGCTGCTGGTGCTTACTTATATATAACAGGTGCTCCTTTCCCTGCGAGCAGTGCCCTTGGTACGCAATGTGGGGCTGCCCGTGAGCAGAACGTTACCGGAGATTTATCAACGTGTCAGCTATCAGCAGGCAATACAACTATGGTCCTTCTCAATTATGACAATAGCGGAACAGTTGCTAATGGGGTTAGTTTTCAAAGTACTCTTACATATAGGATTTGAAATCTTGCCCGCAACGGCTCAAAACTACGCCTAAACCTGTTTCGTCTGGAGGACGTTCCTAATGGCTATCACCAAGCGCACTGAACTTAAAGAAGAGATCCTGCCTAATCAAGTCATCCAAATCCGCACCACTACCGTGGTCGAAGAGGATGGTGTCGAGCTGGCACGCAACCACCACCGCCACCTTGTTGTTCCTGGTCAGGATGTGACTGGAGAAGCAGATGAAGTTCAGGCAATTGCTGCAGCTCTGTGGACACCTGCAGTGATTGCTGCTTACGAGGCATCAGTGTCCGCTTTACATCCCGAACTTCAGTGAGTCTCCATCCAGTTGCGTCCGAACTTGGCTTCTCCAGTCATCGGACACTTAAGGTTGAAGTACTCTCCTGACTTCCGAAAGGAATCGATAGCAAGCTCTTTGTAGATCTCTTTGTACTGGGGCCTTACAAGAGCTTGAATTTCATCGTGAACGTGAGCAACAAATACGAAGTGCTCACCCCACTTCATCCCTTTTGCCTTCAGGTCGTCGTACAGAATAGTGGTTGCTTTCTTAACGGTGATCGCACCAGTCGACTGAAGAAGTTGATTAAGCGCGGAGTGGCGTGAGCGAATCTGTAGACGACGTCCATCGATCCCAGTCAGGTAACCACGCTGAGTAATCCTTTCATCGATCTTGTCCTTCAGCATCTTGATAGCCGGAAGGTTTTTGTAGAAGGTGTTGATCGTTTTCTTACCCAAATCAGCCTGTGCCCACTCACCTAATGATGGGTCAATCACACTGCCAACTTTCTTTGAACCTGCCCCATAAAGTAGGGCATAAATTAATCTTTTCGACAGATCTCTTGTCTTTTTAGAGATCTCACCTTCTCCGTCAAAGATACCAAATAGTTGTGCGTTGTAAGTGTGGATGTCGAATCCGTCTGTGCTCACAAGCTTGGCGTACTCACCGTCGTCAAAGTGAGCCAACATAGCGCCAAGTCCACGCAACTCCAAGCCGCTAGCGTCACAACCGCAAAGAATCCACCCCACAGGAGCAATAAATAGTGATCTACATTCGGCTCCATAAGCATGTCCTACACTCGGAATCTGCGCCATGTTGGGACGTCGGTGGGAGCAGCGCCCGCTGATACAGGCGTTGGTGATTACAGTCCCGTGGATACGATCGTCTTCATAAACTTGGCTGTGTTTCAGCCACGCTTCTTTACCTTCAGCAATCTGCCCAAGGCGCTTGTTGAGCATTTGGTACTCACCCAGTAGTTTAGCTTCTGGGTATTTTTCGCCAAGTTTCTCAAGGACTTCATCATCAACTTTTTCATTCCCTTTCTCCGTTCTGTCGAAACTAATTTCAGGGTAACGCTCCTGTAAACGCTGTGCCGTTTGTTGACGCGAACCGGGATTAAATAGAATGACTTTGTCTTTGAGTCGGTTGCCTGTTTTGGTGGAGTACCTCTCTTCGACGATCGGCGGAAACACCTCTTGAAGTTGATCGTAAATTTCCGATCGCTTGGTTTTAAGTGTGTTGACCAACGCGAAAGCAGCTCGGCTATTAAAGTGGAACCCATGTTGCTCCTGCATTGTCATGATGGTAGCGAACTCATGTTCGAGTTCGAAACATCGTGGATCGATTTCTTGCGTTTGAAAGTATTCCCACAGTCGGAGCGTGACCAGAGTATCTTGTTCGCAATAAACCTGCATTGACTCAGACCACTGATCCCATACTTCTTCAGCAGCGAGACCAGATTCTTGGATGAACTTAATCTTCTCAACGCCGAGACGTTCACCCCAAGACGCTAAAGAGTGCTTTCCTTTGTACTTAGGCTCAATGTGTGGGTACTTTTGTTCATCAATTGTTTCAATCTCTGGAGCCCACACACGACTGATAATTAGCGTGTCATGAACATCACAATTTTCTTTAATTTTAAATGTAGGGTAGACCTTAGATATCGCTCGTAAATCAAAATTAATAAAATTATGTCCTACAAGTAAGTCGGCTTTTGATAACAAATCAAGGCCATATTGTATCGGGAAATACTTACCATGTTCCGAGCAACTTATCGCCTCTCCAGTATCAATATCTCGCAGCACGAGAGAGTGTACGCGATTCAGTACGGGTAGCAGTCCGTTCGTCTCCACGTCGCATACATATCTCGCCATAAGACTTGATCAGAAGACTCGCTTATACAGCGCACCAATGTTAATGATGTAGAGATCGTCGATCAATCCCTTCTCCTTAAGCTTTTCCTGAATGTTTTTCATCTCGGTTCTACTGCTCAGGCAGATTGCTCGGTTCAGTGCGCCTGAGCTATCAGCAGGTACGAGCTCAACACCGTTGCCTTCGAAACAGAGCACGTGTCTGTTGTCGAAATCGGCGAAGACAAATCCAGCTCTCATGGATCAGCCCTCTGCATTCTTGTTGGGCACCGCCCGCATCATGAAGATGTCAAGTGCAATGTGAAGAAACAGGGGAACCATTTCGAAAGCTTTAGGAGGCAGGCCACCGAACAGGGCATCGAGCTTGTCATTAAGATCCGTGCGGTGGAGATCTTCAAACTCAATCGCTAACATTTGAGCTACATTCAGAATGAAATCGGTAGGCTCTTCATCTTGATGCTTGAGCTGTTCCATCAGGTTCCACAACTCTGGATCCCTTTGGATCATATTTAGAAGTTCTTCCACGATGTCCTATCGAGTACGCCGCAAGTTTACAAGCTCTAAATTTTTTGTCGATGGACAACTTTGTAAGGTTTTCTTAGAACCCTTACATGAATTTGCGCCCGGTCACTGGTTATGGAATGTTGGATTCGCTATCGGTAAGTCACCACGTCAGCTGAACGATTGGTATCACAGAAGAAAGAACAAGCGTCGTCGTTCAGTTGATCGTAAGTTTCACGGTCGCTCCGGCATCAAAGCATTGAACAAAGGTTTCGCTGAAGTACGCCGACTCCGTTGGAACCTTGCCCCTGGAGACTGCCTTGTGATCGATTGCACATCAGGAGCACCAGCCAAACAGTACAAAGTGTTCGACTGGTTGCGTCGCAATCACCTTGACTTTGCTGCTGATCCTGAAGCTAAAGAGTTCTATTGGCATCGACCACCATTCGTGACGGATCACGTTTGGAAGTATCTAAATGTTGTCGGAGTTACTCCTCCGAAGCCTCTAGAGAACACGGGGGGTCTACGTTACTATGACTGCTTTCTAGTTCGTTTACAGCGTTTAGGTAGCTTTGGATCCACTCACCGAATAGCTGATCTACTAGACCTGGCTCAAGCCAGTGAACAATAACTCGGATGGCGTCTTTAAGGATCGGAACGTCTTCAGGCTTACCGTCCTCGATCATCTTTTGGAGTGTTTTTTCCAGCCAGAGGTTCGGATTCTTGACCGGATCAACGTACTTCATTCGATATTAATAACGATGCACTTAAGTCTACCGTTGCGATCTCTCATTTCGTAGACCGGGAACTCACCGTCTCCGATCTCAGTTTCAAACGATGTGTAAAGGTTGTAATTAGGGAATCTAATTTTGCCAGCCCTGGAAGTCTTGATATGACACGGGTCAACAACAGAGAGTGAACCGGAATCACTGCACACAGAGCCTATAAGTTTTGGCTGAGGTAGCGACAACACCGTTCATGCGCTGAGGATTAATAACACTATTATACATCCAGGGCCGAAGAAGAACAGCGGCAGGCCCCGGGGAGGTGTGATTTTTGCTGTTTCTCACACCTGGAAACTGACCAACCTTGCCGAAAAGCGTCGGTGAGGTTGCACCCCTAAACCTTTAGCTTCTTTTAATGTTAAGTGTTGCCACGTAAACGGTATTAATTGTTACTGAATTTGTAGGATTAAGTTAGTTCAGAGGAACTCTCATGACTCAGCTAACTTACAGGGGCAACCGTTATTACAAAGAGGAGCAGGCTGAGGTTGATCGCCTTGATTGGAACAATCGCCACCGCCCTCAACTGGTTTTACGCTACAGGACTCTTTCTTATCGTCCGTATCAGACTGGTGGTCAGATTCCTTCGCCATTTTGATTCTTCATCCGTTTGTTTAATATAAGGCCAGCTAATCTCTTTTCGAGCAGACGTTTTCTGCGCGAAGGATCCTCATGATTAGCTGGTCTCTCTTTTTGTGATTGCGTGGTTCTGAGAAGAAAGGATCGTTGTAGACAGTCGCGATCAGTTCGTCCTTGGCGTCGCAGATGAATCTTGCTGACACGGCAGGTCGTGCGTGTGTAACGACACCGAGTGTAAGGAAAGATGCAATAAATGGTGGAATAAATCGGTTCATTTTCATGTTCCTCCTTCTTAAAACTCTAAACCCCCTTAAAACTAAGTAGGAATACTCACACAAATGTCACTTTTTTGAGTGTCTATAGCTGAATTTTTGATTAAGCGACGCTACATTTTTTGATGTCTTATTTCTTTATAAAGACTGTGCTTAAGAAATTATTTGCAGCCGCTGCAGCCCTCGCGGCTTCTGCCCCCGCCGCCTTCGCTGGCCCCTATCTGAACTGGGAAACCAACCTTTCCTACACCGGTTCTGATTACAACTCTGCTCTGCACGAGCTGCACGTGGGTTGGGAAGGTTCCAACGGCCCCGCTTCCTACTACATCCAGGGCGGCCCTGCTTATTCCGCTGTGGATGCAGGTGACTCTGATGCCATCGAGTTCTCCGGTAAGGCCGGTGGTGCTGTTGCTGTTTCAGAATCTGTCAGCGTTTACGGAGAGCTGTCCCTGGTCACCGCAGCAGAGAATGGCTATGGTGCAAAGGGAGGCGTCAAGTACTCCTTCTGACTCACACAGGAATCAATCAGCCTGGGTCTTTATGGCCCGGGCTTTTTTGTGTGTGCCTAACTTATTATTAATGAATGGCACAAGATGATTCCAAATACACGAAGCCCGGCCTTCGTGAGCGTATTAAAGATCGCATCATGGCTGGCTCCAAGGGTGGCAAGCCTGGTCAGTGGTCTGCACGTAAGGCTCAAATGTTAGCCAAAGCTTATAAGGAGAAGGGCGGAGGATATAAAGGCGGCAAAAGTGAAAAGCAGAAGGACCTCAAACGCTGGGGGAAAGAGAAGTGGATGACTCGAAAAGAGTATGAGAAAAAGAAGGATGACTGAAGTCCACTCAAAGATTGACGCGATCATCGGTGAGCTTGAGAAGGCTTCGAGAACGCATGCTAATCAAGCCAAGAAGCTTGGCGTGATCCTCAACACGCTTAAGAAAGCAAAAGAAAATAAATGAGCCTTCTGGTCGCAATTTATCTTGCGCTTCAGTCAGGGCCTATTTCTACTTGGGAGATGACATGTGATCATTATTGGGCGGCTGTAGAGCGCCTGAATGAAGATCCCTTCTATCAAAAGAAGGAGAACGCTTCCGCACGCTGGTATGTCTTGCGCTTGTATAGGGCCAGGACGCCTGAGTATTGTTACGAACAATATGTTTAGTTTAGAATATTTTTATGGCCGATAAAGCGATCGAACCCGGTAAGAAATCAACAGAGCGCTATCTGCCTGAGAAGGCGTGGGCTGCAATGTCTAAGTCTGAGCGTAAGAAGACAGACGACAAGAAGAAGCGTGAGAGCCGTAAAGGCAAACAGTTCGTGGAGAACACTGAGCGTGCAAAGAAGGCACGAAAGGCTGTCAGCAAGGCAGAGAAAAGAAAGATGGGTCAGAAATGATGAACGATTTAAGACCTAATACTGAGTTAGTGAAGCCTGAAGTAGATCAGGTTCTCAAGAGAGATGTAGATGTCTCGAAAGGTACGCTTACTCCTCGTGAGTTCTTGAATGCTTACGTGGAAAAGCTAAAGGTTTGAGATTGTTGCGCGATTAAAAATTGCCTATCAAAATAAGAGCGTAAGCAAGACTTTGCTGGCGCCCTTATGAAAAGACTCCTTCTTTCTGCACTAGCAGCAGCTACTTTCTGTATCCCTGCAGTAGCAGAGCAGAAGATCAAGTGGAGAAGCTTTGACTCACTTGGATGCCTGATGCTCCGTGAGTGCACAGAGGGTGTCCTTAAGGTGAGCTCTTGGGAAGACCTAGGCCCTGCGTTTGAGGATTTTGGAGAGGAGCTCGACTCGATTATCAGCTCCTTGAATGCTGTTGGTGCGTCCTTGTATCTGGCTGAAAGCAAGCACTTTGCATTCAACATGAGGGGCGTCTATGACGTTCGTAGGAACAATCTCTTTTTAAATGACTACTATCTGAATCAGCCGACTCGCTTGATTCAGGTGATTCGTCATGAAGGTTGGCACGCAGCCCAGGATTGTATGGCCGGGACCATGGACAATACCTTCACTGCACTTATCCATGCTGAAGAGGCTGTCCCTGACTGGATTCGTCGTGGCGCTGAACGTACTTATTCCAAGAATGTTTTGCCCTTTGAAGCTGAAGCAATGTGGGCAATGTATTCAGAAACTAAAACTAAAGATGCTTTAGGAGTATGTGCTAGCAATAAGAAGATGTGGGATGTTTATGAACCCACACCCCTGACCCGTGAGTGGTTGATGGAAGAAGGTTTTATGGATTCTGATTCTTGATGAGACACAGCTAAAGTAAAGAGGTTATAGATAAACATATGCTCTCTTCGAAATATCGCTTGCGTCTCGAGTTTATTTGCAAGCGAATCGCAGACCGAGAAGAAGTTCAACTTGACGACATGATCTGGGCCGACAAGTTGGCTAAAGCTAATCGGTCCGCTGGAGAGATGTTACGCAAGGCTCGTCGCATCGCCAACAATCCTGATATGCAAGAAGGATCTCTTGATCATTTCCTGAATCAAATGGATCTTGGCGATCCCGATCCCCAGCGTCACAGCACCGGCTTTGATAGTCCTGAGCAAATTGTTGATTGGTTCCGGGACGATAAGCCTGCAGACTGGCGCCAACGTGATTAGTCGCAGTCAGTGATCGGGCCGCCGTGCAACCATGCATCGCAGGTCCGTGCTGCTGCACATTTGAACTTGAAGAGCTGGCAGTAGCCAAGGTTAGCCAGGTCCTGAACATCGTAGGGATCAGCTGCCTTGGTTTCATTGATGCCCTCGATCATGCAATCGAGGATCTTTGACGTCTGATCGAATGCTGCACAGTTGCCACAGCGAGCAGTTTTAACTGTGTCGACGTCGCTTTTCCAGAGCTCCGCTTTCTTCTCCCAGAAACCAGGGTCGGGTGCGTCCGGGTTGAGTGGACCGTACCCAAAGTTTTTGATAGTCCAGTCCCGGTTCTTGATATTCTCTTTGATGTCAGTCGTAGCTGTGGGGCAAGACTCACCGACAGCGCTGACAGTTTTACCCAGGAGAATAGTTAGCTTCGGATTATCATCCATCATTTAATTTAATGTGAACTTGGATCTTCTTCATAATTGATCCTAGTCGATCGTAGTCTTTGCCATAACAGTTATTCAATCCCAGCTGCAACTGTTTAGCTTCGGAGACGTGGAAGATCATCTCCAGTTCTTGTGTTGTGAAGTGGGTCAAAAGTTCACTCATCTACAGCCAGCTCCTTGAGGTAATCATTCAGTCCTCTGGAGAAGCATAGACTGATAAATGCAGCTTGTGTCGTTCCTTGGGGTAGATAACCTTTGTCTCTCAGTGCATCGAGTGTCGATGCAAGCATGAGCTTCTCAGCGTTGCTCTTAATCAGCGGAAAGTACCGTTGGATTGTGTCAGCCTCAGGCATTGCTTAAATCCAGATTATTTTTAATTCTAAGCTCTTATCCTCAAAGTCAGGAATCGCTTTCAAAGAGTAAGAATTTTTTCACATCTTTGTCCTTGGCTTCAATTAAATTAGCGATCATCTTGAGTTTCTTTTCTGCATTCAATGCACGGCTGCTCCAGTACACCAAGTGACGATTAGTCTTATCGAGCTCAGTCTCAAGAGCAGTTTGGAAAAGAGCAGAAGGACTGATGCTGAGCTCCGACTCTTTCCATTTTGTGTGCAGAGCCTCGGGAACTGAAACGCTTAGAACTACTGCCACGACATAAAAAAACATGCTATCCATAAGATAGCATGCTCTTCTTGATATTAAAGTTGCGCTTAGATCGCTAGCCTAAGATCATTCGTAGCCGTGATCGGCAGCGGTTCACTGACGCAAAGATTGCTGGCGACGCGTACATCATTAGCGAAGTCTTCAGCTTTATCGAAGCTAGGGAAGTGCGCTGCGTGTGCGTCTTGGTCCACGTGGTACACCAGCACCACCCAGGATGAGATTGCAGAGGAATTCATCAGGTCTCTCGAGCACCTGTAACTTAGCAATCTAGGTTTACTCAATCCGGTAAACAGTCTTAAGTGTTAAACCACGAACGGACCGGACTTGTAGTACAGATCAGGGTTGTTCTGGACGAAGGCATCGGCCTCTTCATGGCCGGTGATCTTGATCACATCGCTGCGACCTGTGGTCTTGTTCTGGCTGAGGACAGCCCATGCTAGGTGGACGCTCTGCGTCGATTCATCAACTGCTTTCATGGCAGATATCTTGTTCGCGTATTTCATTATGAGGGGCATACTCTTACATAGTGCAAAGACCTTTCCATTAAAAAAACCATTGCTACCACTGGAGTTTGGGCTCCTCAAGGTAACAATGGTGACAGACGACTGTACTGAAGACAGTCTTAAAAATCAGAGCCAGTCATCTTCGAAGATCAGCTCATCTTCGTCGTCGTCAATAGCGCTTGCGACGGAACCAAGAAGGATGCTGGCGGCCACGCTGCCGGCTAGCGTGCGGCCTGGGTTTTCCTGGTAAGGATCGCTGATCAGGGTTTGAGCTGCAGCCCATTGCTGCATGTCACGGAGTTGCTCGAGTGGTGTGAAGAGAGCCATCTCACCAATTCAGAGGACCCTATCAGGATACATCAGCGTCGCCGAATCTGTCGGCAGTGTTAAAACCCATGAACTCGGGCTCGAAGTTGTACTTGATGTTGTCGATCATCTCGAGCGCCTGATCGAGGGCAAGCTCCTGCTCTCCATGGATCGTGTCAAGGAAGATCGGATCATCCATCAAATCTTCGAGACATCTGTATGCCGTCTCGAGGGTTTCGACAATAGATTGATAGCGTTTCTCAACAGCCATGTCTTGTTTCATCGCTTTAATTGCGAATGAGTGCAGGTTCATCACCCATAGTTTAATTTATTCATCCTTAGTTTCTTCATCCCAACCAGTGAAGTCAATGGTGTAGCCAAACTCTGTGCCTGTTTCGTCATCAGTTTCGACAATCACCTGCCTCCAATCGTCGTCTTCCCTGTCCCAAAGGGCGTGCAGTGCCTCGATCTGTGCATCGACTTCCTCCATGGTGTTCTCAGTCTTCCACTCGCACCAGTCCATGAAGCTGTATGAGCGGATCATGTTCACTATCTTGTTGTTCATCCAACGTGCATCGAAGTTGATCAGCATCACCGTCACCTCATAGGCGATGGCATTCCAGATGTTGTACTTCATCGAAAGTTATTTCTTATATATCTATTCTCCTATGCACATCCCAACGCTATGATTGTTGTAACAACCGCTACTAAATAAAATGAACCTCGCTTTTCTCCAATATGCAACAGCAAAAAAGAAGCGTCAGATCCGTGAGAAGAACAAGTACCAGATGGCTGTGATGCAGGATGCCAAGGAAGGCCGTATCATGGCTTGCAAGACAGTTGACTGCAGCTGATGAAACGTGGCAAGCCCATCACCCTGGAAGAGCTAAAGGAACTGTCAGACAAGTGGTTTCCCTTGTTCAATGAGGTTCACAGCCGCCTTCCAGAGGGTGCCACAGTTGATGAGACTCTCAAGGTGATGGAGAGCCTCTCCAAGTTGGCTGGAGCTGAGATCGCAGAGAAGGAGAGCGAAAAAGCCAAGTTCTTTTACTACCGTGGCGATGGCTGGCCTGAGGACTGAGTAATTATTTTGGACGGACCGTCAGGCTGTACTCAAACGGGACGTCTTCAAACCTGCTGACGAGAGACCTACCGATGTTTGTTGCTGGAGCAGCTCCTGCGATGTCTTTCATCGAGTATTTTTGACCAAGCATGCCAAACATTTCTGGTTGTCTTCCTAAGAATGCCTCGGCTGCTTCTCTTGCATAGCCTAAAGAAGGACGATCAGGGTAGCGGTATTCTGCTTCAGCTGTTCTTGGCGCTTTGATAGGCGTTCCAGCCTTACGGTCTGAATCCGCATATGCGAAATCATATTTGTCCGTAGTTGTGTAGCTGCCGTCAGGATTTGGTTTGAAGTAGGCACTTCCTAATGATGTTCCCGTTGACGTAAGCGGGTTACTTTTATCAGTTCCAGCTTCACTTCGGAACACGATGTCTCCCTGCTCCATTCTTCTCAGGTCGGAGCGTATTTGAGCCAATGCATTATTAGCGGCGGTTCTTTGCATACGCGCATCTTGTGCTGTCAAGGGGCGACCAAACATTGTTGGCGACTCACCTTGTTCAATTAATTTGAGATTTTCTTCAGCACTTTTGATTCCTATCATTGCATCTTTTTCTGCTTCCCTTAACTTGAATTGATCGAAGGCAGACATTCTATGTGCCTCTTTAACCTTGTCACCTAAGTCCTGCTTGTACTCATCTTTGAAGTCTAAATTTTTTGCGCCCAGGCCTGTATAGTAGCGGCCCAATAGATTGACCGAGGTAGGCAATACGTTCATTGCAGAGCCAAGTTTTTCTTGCTGTTCGCCGCTAAGATTCTGAACAAAATTCTTCAAGAATGGACGTGCCTTTGCTGCTAGTCCGGCACCTGCATCAATAACATTTGCAATATCACCCTCGAGTGTTCTCGCACTTGGATCATCGAAAGGTCTAGCAGTGAAGTAATTACCTATTGGCATTTGTCACATTCTCAATCTATCCATTTTAGACAACGTTGTCTTGTAGTTTCTCCATAGTATTTTTCAACTTACTGATGTCATAAAGACCCTCGACACTAAACAGTGGCGCAGACTCTTTGTCATACCCCACACCGAAAGTATTGTCAGGGTCGACGATGTACCAGTGGCAATCGACATCGGGTACATCGACAGCACACCTTGACCAGTCGTCGTTCCACTGTGGGACCTGGGTCCACATGATCGCAGCGAAGAAGATGGAGAGGACTGAGTTGATCACGGTGTGTTCAGGTACTCGATGACGAGTTTGCTTAGGTCTTTATACCTTAGATACCAATCAGGGATCATGCCGTAGTGGGGCAACACTTCGCGATCGGCATAGTCTTCGTAGATACTTTCAAGGATCTCTTCTCTCAGCTTCTCCTTATCCATAGGGGGGGCCAAAAACGAAAGTAAATCGCCTTAAGCGAAAGTATTTTTGGAATGGGAGCCGCTCACGCGCTGACACTCCCTAACCTGCTTCCATTGACAGGGTAACGAACCACGAATCCATAAGGGTTACATGGTATCTATCGATGGATCAGATCGAAAGATAATCTAAGTTAGCACGAATGTCAGGGTTTGGTTAAATTCCGTCGTTCTTAATGATGTAGTAGATGAACCAGCAGATAACAACTAGCAGTAGAACTATGCTGAAGCCGATGAACTTTGTTTCCCAGGGGATGTTCTCCACTTTCTAATCTGATAGTACGTGCAATTGGTGGCCTCTTCCGTGTCGTACTCGGGCACTTCAAAGTTGCACTGTTTCCCATCATTGTATTCACAGGTGTTGCAGTCTTTGACGTGTTTGTTTATAACTCCAGACTTCTGATCTATATATAGTTTCAACTGGTGGAGCACACGTTCATTTTGTATTGCTTGATTGTAGAAGGCAGCTGATACTTCATATCGAGTTGATCTATGACCGCAGCTTTGGCATTCGATTCGCCTGCGCCTCGATTGAGACATGTCGACCCTTCTGCTGTCGATGACTTTTGCGCTGCGTCCGCACTTTTCACAAGGGACCAGGTCACGCAAGTATTCAGGTTTCATACCAAAGGGCCTCAGAAATGACAGGGAATTGTTGTTCGAAGATGATCTTCGCCTGGTTGGCGATGGTGCGATGCTCCCACTGCGTGCCTTTGTGGGTCCTGAGCTCGATGTAATGAATCCATGAGCGCAGGTTTCCGTTCATGTAGATCCTCGTTGGGCTGCACATCGGGAGAATGCGGCGTGCTGTTTCCTTAGCGACACCCATCTCGAGCATCGTTTGGTACAGCTCATACCCTTCCTTGAAGTGCTTATAGGTCAGCTCTTCAAGGAGATCGAGTTGCTCATCAGTCAGATCATCGATCGAGTTCTGACGGTTGCGTGAGTCTTGGCGTCGGAACTGTGGGACCTTTGCTTTCTCAGCTTCAGCATATCGTTGAGAGAATTCCTGGAACGAGAAGCTTCTGTGACGGATGATCTGGGCTGAGATATCGCGTTGAGTGTGGATCTCTAAGCACATGTTTGCCATTTCAAATGGTGACCAGTGCTTGTGACGGATCAGATACTTCAGGAGACGCGGCCCTGTCGCTAGGTTGTCCTCGTTCTGCGGAGCACTGACTCTTGCAGTCTTGACAATCAGGCGTTCAGCTTCTGGTGTGACCCAGAGGAGACGGCTAGCGTCAATCAGTTTCATCAGCCAATCTCGTGGTACAACATGTCGATCTGCTCCTGGAGTTCAGACTCGGGTATCACTCTAGATTCGATCACCCATTCGGCAACCGATCTGATGTCCCACATAACCTTTACGTAAGGACGCATTGAATAACCTTTCGGTGAGTTTCTGTAGCGTTGTTTGCGTACTTGCTTATCTACGATCGTTCCGCTTTTGGTCTTGGCTCCATTGAGCACTGCGTTGCTGGTTAGTCGAAAGGTTCTGGTGGGTCGTTCAGCAACGCGGTCACCCACATTGAATTTGTAGTCGACCTTCTTCTCAGTCATTGAGGTTCTCCAGCACGAGCTCGAATTCCGATTCGTGGATCAGCCGGTTGTGCTCGACTCGTTCTGCTGCTGAGCTGCCGTCCCATTGCACCATGCTGGCCTGGCGGACTGAATACCCTGCGATGGCTTTCTTGTTCCGGACCTTGATCTCTACGCTTTCTACAACGACACCGCGTCGAGATGCCATCGGAGCTGGTGAGCCTGGTGTTGCGATTGTTCCTGCCCGTGGCCGCTGGCAGACACGATCACCAACAGCGAAGTTTCGATTCAGTTTCAGGAGTTTGTTGGCTGATCTTGGGATGAGAGGCATGAGCTTGAGGGGATTTGATTTGTAAAGGGTGGGGGGACTTACGAGCACACGCTTAATGCAGGTCCATTGTGGGTACATTCGAACCCTGGAGCCACCTGCACTCCTCGATGGGAACCTGGGGATCTCGGGATAGAGGCTGCAGTTGAAGTTACCGCTTCAACGTGACCCACCACATGGTCCGAGTAGTGGACAGCATGTCCCGGCAGCGTGATAGTCGGAGAAGAGTGATCCGGCTCCGCCCCATGGGTCATGCGCCGTCGAACAGTTGGCGTACGATCTTCCAACGATCACCGCACTGGTCGTTGAGTCTGTCGTACTGATTCTTCATGTCGTTCCTGTAGCGGGCCGCTGCACCAGCTTCATCGAATAGTGCATAACGACTGTCCTCGAGCTCTTGAATAAAGCCTTGAAGACGTTCGTACGCACATTCATCTGAAACCGTTTCGTGCTCCATGTCGAAGAGCTTTGATTGGAGAAAGGTGCTGACCTCATTGATTGTGATGAGTTTCCACTCGATATCTCTAATGGTTTGTTCGTGAGTTTTGATGAAGACTTCAGCTTCATCCCTTTGATCTTTGAGTTTCTTGTGATCAACATCTTCAGCAAGAAACTCTTCCCAGTTTTCTTTAGTCATGGAAGCCCTCGATAAATTGATCGGTGCGTTTGCCTAGGTTGTCCATTGCTTGCTGCATCGCAAGCTCTTGTCCCTGTTTATTTACACGGATCTTCGGGATCTTGCCGGTAGATGCAGAAGCCGCAGCTTCAACAAAGGCTTGCTCCCAGTCACGCATCGGATCGATGTGTGCGATCTGCTTCAGGTGATTCACCATCGCCTTGGAGGCGCCGACTTGAGCAGAGATGTTGCCAGCCTCCTTTGCATCCAGACGATCTTGCTGGAGCCCCGCCAGGACCTGGGCAAACATGAATGCACGATCCTGTGGAGCCACTGCTTCAACCAGTAGCTCACGGCCGCGACGGACATAGGTGCGTGCCGCCTGCGGCGATACGTCGTACTTGTCCGCCAGTTCCTTGACGATGCGTCGGCCCGGCCAGCCCTCCGAGAGAAGGTTTGCCGCCTCCTCCACGCGTGCCTCGAGTTGTTCATTAGTTGAACGTGTCACTTGGCCCTCCCGCGAACGTGTGCTGTGAAGGTGGCTGTGGCGCTGCCGTTGAGTTGTTCCTTCTTCTCTGCTGTCTTCAGGTCGAGTTTCTGCTCCTCGAGCTTGATGCGCTTGGCCTCCAGCTTCTCGGAGTAAGTCCACTGGGCCGTCATGACCTTGCTGATGACGTAGCTGCCATCGGCCAGTTCGATCTTGTCTTCTTCTCCAGCGATCAGGTGCCGGGTCAGTGCATCCTTCAGGGGGCCGAGCTCTTCATTCAGGGCCTTGATCTTGTTTTGGATGTCGCGATAGTCCTCGACCATCTTCATCACAGGATCAGCTACAGGTGCAGCCTGAGGTGCTGGGTTCTTGCGGGGACGGCCTGGGCCACGCTTTGGTTTTGTGACTGTTGTCTGTACTCCTGTGGGAGGGAGGTTGGTGTTGGTGCTTTGCTTGGTAGAGACAATCATGTTTGGAATGAATAGATATGGGCTTTGGTAGTGGAGGTGCGCCTTTGTCAATTACATAGGTTGCTCCTCCTCTAAGTTGCAGATCAGATTGGCTGCTCTGCTGGCGTCGGACAAGCACTTCCGGAGTGCATCAGGGCTCTCCTTCAGTACCTCAATCCAGTGTTTCAGATACGCAGCATGATTGATCACGTCGCTGCGAATCTGTAACCTGTTGCAAATTAAATAGGCACCCAGTTCAGCAACAAGTTCTTCCCTGGCGTAGGTGATGGAATCAAACCCACCGCCCATCTCACGATCGAGGCGAGACTTGTGACCAGTTGAATGCACTTGTTCGTGCGCCCAGGTCGCATACATGCCTTCGCTGGTGTTGAACTGATCAACAGGAGGCATCGTGATCCGGTCTTCGCTGGGGCTGTAAAAGGCCTTGTTACCTGACCATGTCGTCGGTACGGACCATGCGCCCAGCACCCGCTCAGCTCCTTCAAGGCGTGCTGTGGGTTCAAGTGGAGTGAAGGACTCACACTCCTGGCGGATCTTCTCCTGGAGCTTGGCCTCTGCTTCTTCAGTGATGCCTTTGATGTCCTGGACGTTGAAGATCTTGCTGTACTTGAAGGTGCCGAAGCTTCCCATGATCGGGTTGCCATCAGAGTCCTTCAGTTCGTTGCCGTCCTGATCACGCTTGGGATAGGTGATCTGTACGGGCAGCATGATCGCGCAGCCCTTCGAGCCTTTGCGTGGGAGCCAGTTGTTCTTCTTGGCCTGGCCTACGCCGATCCACAGCGGGTGGCTGTAGCAGCGCAGTGCAGTCCAGAGCTCGAGGATGGCCGGGTTGCTGCCGCTGTACTCATGACCGGAGTCAAGGTTGCGGTGCGGACCCTTGCCGAAGAACGTTGTCCAGTCCCTGTGCCATGGGTTGATGTTCTGGTGCAGCAGGTTGATCAGGTGCTGCGTCAGCTCCTCGTCGCCACGTTGCAGGTTCTCAGTGGAACGCTCGTTCCTTTTGCTTTGCTGCTTCGACACGGTTGATCTTTTCGTGGTACGCCCGGACTTTGCGGAGGAGGACCTGTGTGTCGTAGAAGCTGAGCTCCGGGTCCTTGCGTTGTTCTTGAGTGATGAGGTCGTCATAGGTGAGTCTTAGGACTTGTTGCGCGTAGTGGATAACAGCCTTCTTCATGAAGTCTTCGGTGTCAGCTTCGAGCTGGTGAGCACACTGTGAGGCGAGCCTTACAAGTTGGATCTCACTGCTCTTGAAGTGAAGTCGGACATCACATCGGGTGCGGCCTGTCTTCTTCTCCTTATCGAACTCAGGATGCTGCTCGAGCCATTCATCGAACTCCTTACGAAGCCACAACAGGTAGGCGTAATCCAGTTCATTTGATTCGACTGGAGCTGGCATCGACTTGTTCTTGATCCGCCGGGTGAGTGTGTGGCGGGAGAAGTTGACCTTCTCGAGTACGTCTTGCCTGGTGTAGTACTTGTCTGCACCTGGTCGAAGCTCGAAGGGGCCGTGTTTCGATCTAGGCATGACCTGCCGGAACCTCCTCTGATTTGATGTGAAGGATGTCGTGCATGAATGGAAGGATTGTGTTTTCAATCATGTCCATCTGTTCATCGGTGAAGTGCTCGAAGTTCTTGGGATCCTTGAGCAATCGTTTCATCCGGGCCTCGAAGAAGTACATCAACGTTTCCGGATCCATGTGGTTGATGTTGTAGCTGATCATGATGGTTCGATCCTGCCGTTCAGGAGAGAGAAGTAGGTGATGCCGTCGTCAGTGAATTCGATGTCGACATAGGCATCGGGATAGCGTTCAGAGAAGTCGAATGCCATGTCGATGATGCGTCCTGTATCGAAGCTCGAATGTGTGACCCAGGGGGCTTTCTCACAACGGACCGTGAGTCTAGTGTCGTAAAAATGATCCCTGGTGTAGCGCTTGATTCGATTCTGTTGAGAGAAGGCCAGGTCGAGTAAGTCGAAGACATGACCGACCAGATTGCGGGGGTTGAGCATTAGTCATGCGGCCTTGATCTTTTGGAGCTGTTGTTGGATCTCCTCCCGGCGGCGGGTGAGGTGGTCTCTGGTTCCGCTGTCTAAGCCCTGACCATTTTGGTAACGCTTGTTCAGCAGGTTGTCGATGATCTCGAGATCCGTTTCAAGCTTGAGGTGCCGTGAAGTCATGGGGCTGAGGTAGTGGCGGCGGGGACGGGATGGAGAGAACGAAGTGCAGGGTCAGGATGTGCAGTAGCCCGACGATGATCAGAAGAACGTTGGACGATCGCGAATAGCCTTGGCTTCGTCGAGCTTTCGTTGGAGTTCGAGCTGCGGTGACACGGGGTCTGAGGTCGGGGAGCTGAGGCTGGCGTTGGGATCGATCAGGTTGTGGTTGTTGCCGTCTCCGTCGATCTGTGCGGCGAGATGCCTGGCGAAGGCGCCTCTGTTGTTGACGCGAAAGCGAGTCATCCGCTTCTTGTTCGTGCTGCGTGGTCGAGCCATTGAGTAGGGTCATGACCGACAGACGTTGCCGTAGGTGTGCCATGGGTGCAAGTACCTGTTGCGATTAGATAACGTCTCCTGCTTCGTAGGCGAGCAGATCGCCGTCGTCACCTGGGTTTTCGATGGGCTTCTTCATCGGGTCTTCGTAGTAGATCCGACCCCAGAGCATGGGATGACCACCCATGGGTAGCTTCCAGATGTTCATGTCCGTGGCCTCGTCCTGCGCTTGTCTCCTTGCGATGCCCTGAGCGGACTCCCAATTCGGTGCTGACAGGTAGCAGTGATCGGTCAGCTCGATCAGGTAGGAAGGCTGGATGGCGTAGGTGAATTCAGTTGTCATCGGTCGGGGAGTAGGAGAGGTCTTCGATACCAGCCTCGAGCTGGTCACAGCGGATGCCCCAGCGGGTCTGGGCTTCCATTGAGTCGGCGATCATCAACTGTTCCTGTGCGTAGGCCAGTTGCTGTTGGAGCTGTTGTTTAGTGGTCATGTCACCCTCCGGCGGCAAATGTAAAGAGAATCAGCACACTCATGAGCATGGCTGGGCTTAGAAGTAAAGCCAGAAGTTCCAGGTCATGCAGTGTCATTAGGCACCTCTCTGATGGATTCAATTTGGAGTGCAGGATGATTGTGATGAATGTGATTGATGCAGTCATCCATGTCTTTACACTCTGCAATAGTCATAAAAACGTGGTGCGGTTGATTGATACTTTCAACCTTGGGAGAGAGTTCAACTTTGAATGTTTTCATTGGAAGTACAGAATGGAATCTTCGGTGCACAATCATTAGTTATGACCTGAATGCTGATGTCGATTGTGCAAATAATCAGCCAGGGAATGACGAACCACTTGAAGAGGATCTTCAGGTCATCTGATGGTCGAGTCACTTGAGCTTCTCCAGGGCGCTGATGTGTGCCCCGCCGCATCGCATGCCTTGATCATCAGGGAAGTCCCATACGATCTCGGCAAACTCTCCCTTGCCCCACAGCCTGGTGATCACTCCCCGGGCTTGTGGCGTGAAGCCAGTGATGGCTCCGATGGTGCGGCAGTGGTGGGAGCTGTAGCGGATGCGGTCGCCGACTTTGAGGGTGCGCTTGGTCATGACTTGATCTCGTTCCAGATGCAGGGGGCGTCGATGTCATCCGGGCACCAGGCCCAGGACTTGATGCAGTTGTTGCTGTTGTCGAGGATCTGCATCTCGTCACAGCAGTTGCATTCAACCTCGAGATCGAGATCGATGACGTGCTTGACGTAACCCAGAGCCTCTTCGAGCGTGGGGAACTCTTCGACGTGAACGGTCGTCCAGCTGTAAGCGGAGACCTGGTTGAACTGTTTGACGAGGAACATGATCAGGCATCAGGGATGAAGGTGACATTGAGACCAGCGGCCCGGAACTTGTCGACGATGGCGTGACACGTCCGCTTGGCGCGGGCATATGCCAGGGCTTGAGAACGTTCCATGTGCATCGAGTCCCACAACTGACCGCACACTGTCGACCCCTCGAGGAAGTCCAGCAGGGCAGTCTTCTCGACGTTGCTGAGCCGTTGAAGGTCGATCACCTCAGGCTTGTAGGTGCCCCTCCGTGGGTTCCAGCCGAACAGTGTTTCGACGTTCTCCACTGCTGTCGCGGCGTCGTCGGCGTCGATGCCTGGGAAACGATCGTGAACGCATTCAGCGACACACTCACCTGGCCGGTCATCGAGGAACGCAGCTTGTGCTGGAGTGAGCTTGATGGTTGTCATCAGGGTTGCCGGTAGGTGGGCTTGAAAGGGTGAGAGGGTCAGCTCATGAAGCTGGCTCTGACCTTGGCTGTGATCTCAGCATTGAGAGTGAACTCTGGATAGCTCAGGGCTGCATTGATGCGGTCCTCCAACTGAGCGGCGTACTCCCAGACATCAGTGCTGTCAGGGTCGATGCCCAGGGCTAACAGGTCTTCCTGGATCGTGTCACAGGCACACTCCACGCAGGCCTTGAAGGCGAAGATGGCGCGGATGTGCTCCCGTTGCTTGCGGTTCAGCTTGGTCATGGTCAGGGTTGCCGTTGCGAGGTGGGCAGGAGTCGAAATCGTTTCCCCGATTTCGTTGCACTCAATATAACTACCAGACCAGAACCGGGTCAAGCCAAAGTAACAGTCCGTAATATTAACTGCACTAATCAATTCCCCAATAGGAGCTTATGTAAAAAATGGGCCATCGCTTCTTGAGAATGAGTTGCAATAAAGGCTCAGAAAGTTTTCCCCAGTACAGGGCCGTGTACTTAATTCGCCACCAGATCGACCCGTAACCTGGCCCGCCAGGCCTGCTTTCCTGCGAATTATTCGCAATAAAGGGGCAAAATTGGGGCAAAATGGCACGATTTCGTAACATTTCCGTGTATTTGACAAATATCCCCCGGTATGGTCCAGATTTTCACGTCCAGGACCGGTCCAGACCCCTGGAGCCGGCCCCCGGATCCCTGTCCCTGACTGCCCCCGGCCTTTGGCGTACCTGTGTGAGGTGCAGGTACGCAAAAAATGGACAAAAAAAAGGCCCCCGGAGGGGCTGGGGCTGGTGTCAGGCCTGGGTGAGCTCGATTTCTGCCTTGTGGAGGGGTCCGAAGTCCCCCAGGGGCTCCGGTTCGTACCGATTGGAGACGGTCCAGGCCTGTTCCCCGGTGTCGGTGCGGTGATGGGCGGCGAATGCCTCAATCCAGGCCAGCATGTCCCGGGTATCGGC